AATAGGAGACAGGGATCCACAACTTTGGAATATTGCGGCGGACTATGCCGTAAACCAGATTCTTAAAGATTATCAAATAGGTGATATGCCTACTGGTAAAAAAGGTGAGAACAAAGGTTTCCAAGATGACAAATACAAAGATTGGACTTCAGAAAGAATATACGACGACATCATGAAACAGGCCAAAAAGAACGGCAAGAAGATGTTGGAGAAGATGGGACAACTAATGGACGATCACCAGCAATGGCCGGGTGATGGCAAAGATCAAAATAAAGATAAAAAGAAACAAAAAGGCAAAGGTGCTCCAGTATACAGTAAAGAAGAATTAAAGAAGATTAAAGACGAAATGAAAGAAGCAATGATAAGTGCCGCACAATCTACAGGAGCAGGAAACCTACCTGGATCTATACAAAAAATGATCAAGGATCTCACTGAACCTAAGATGGATTGGAGAGAAATATTGCAACAACAGATAATGAGCACAATGAAGTCGGACTATACTTGGATGAGACCTAGTAGAAAATCATGGCATACATCTGCTATATTGCCTGGTCAAAACAATGATGAGATGATTGATATATGCTTGGCTCTCGATGCATCTGGTAGTATAAGCAATCAACAATGTAAAGAATTTCTTACAGAAGTTAAAAACATAATGGACCAATACAAAGACTTTAGAATACATCTTTGGACTTTTGATACAGAAGTATTCAATCCAAAAGTATTCACTCCTGATAACGCAGACGAATTGCTAGATTACAAACTAGGTAATGGTGGTGGTACAGAGTTCGAATGCAACTGGTCTTACATGAAAGAAGAAGGTATTGTGCCAAAGAAATTTGTAATGTTTACGGATGGTTGGCCATTTAACAGTTGGGGTGATCCTGATTATTGCGATACAATATTTTTAATTAACAATCCATATGATAGAAATATTGAAGCACCGTGGGGGATGACTGTTCAATATGAAGATTAATCCACAAAATTTTTACCAAAGAAAAATTAATTTTTTACCAAAACATTTTGTTAATACTGTGGTAAAAGCAAATGAATATGAAATGGTAAAGATAGAAGAATGGATCTACAATTACTGTACAGGTCGTTATTGTATAGTAGATGACATTTATTTCACAAAAGATAGAACAAGCCAGGTGAAAGTAATAGGATTTGAAAATGCAGGTGACCTTACCCTGTTTGGACTTTCAGGATTGGCTCAATCTCGTTAAAATTACCTGTTGACCACGATAACTACTTTATAGTATAATATGCGTATATTATATTAATTGCAATTAATAAAGGAAACAAAAACATGGCAAAGAAAACTAGAACTAAAACGCCAGCACCGGATACTGCTCAAGCACCAATTGGTGGACAGTCTCCAGCAGGAGGTAATGCTCAACAAGACGGTGGTGCATTATCAATTGGCGATTTAAAAAGTGTAGCCACAATCATAGATGTTGCCTCGACAAGAGGTGCCTTTCGTGCCAATGAAATGGCAGGCGTAGGTTTGTTGTATAACAAACTTCAAGCATTCTTAAGTAAGGTTGCACCAAAAGAAGAGAAAAAAGAAGAAGCATCCGCAGGAGGAAAATAACATGGCAAGATTAATGAACGTTAACGAATCGATGGCGATGGATACTGAACCAACTGGTCAAGAAGGATCTGTAACAAGAACTTTTTTTAAACACGTTGGAGAACTTGCTGACGAGTCTAAAGCGAAAGTGGTTATAGTGTACAGAACAGTACCTGGTGAACCAAATAACTGTCTTGTTGTAGGAACAAAATTTTTACCTGATGTATACCACAATGCACTAATGAGAGCAGTTGAATCACAAGGCGGACAGGCCGAGTTTGAACTAGGATCATATCTTGGAAGACAATCATTCCCAGATGGAACAAATATGTTATCTGTATTACACAATGATGGATACCTTAAAAAGTTTTCAACAAAAGAAATTACAGTTACGTATGGTGCAACACCGGAAGGTAAAATTGCTCTTAACAAACTTAATGAGCAAATAGCAAAAGAACGTGGTGTATCAGTTGCTGAACTTACAGTAGCAGACGATTCAGAGGCAACAGAGAAAAAAGAAACAAAAAAATCTGATGCCAAAAAATCAAAAAAATAAATCATGGGTGGCTCTTACGAGAGAGTTTGTGAAGGAATGGCCCGAAGTATTAGACGGAATCCACTTCACAAATATGCCCGTGAAATATTTGAAATTTGTAAACATCATACTCAAAAATAATATCACTATACATTTCGATATACAAAAAGAGTTAAAAGTAAAAAAGCAATCATCAATAGCAAGATTCCTTGCTAGTAGTATCAAAAAAAACTACTTAAAAATAAAGACTGTTGAACTGAAGTTTGATGTTCCTTTGCTTAAAAGAGATATGGAAAAGAAAACTGATAACGTTCTTAAGAAATCTTTTCGACTGAATACTTAGATTCAAAATAATCATTCAACCATTCTAATTCATATGATTTGAACAATTCTTTAGGATTGTGCTGATTGTCTTTGAAATACTGCATAGCATCTTGTGATCCTTTGTGTACCCAATCTGCATTTTCTCCAACTCCCAACTCGCACCATTTTTTTATTCTAAATTTTGTTTCAACGGTCTGTTTAAGCATATTCAATTTTAGCACCTCTCTAAATGTAGTACGCCATGCCATTAATGGTGTTTTGTTGAAGTTGTTAATTGCACTCATTATAGGAACTGTATCATGCGATTGACTCAAAGTGAAATCAATACCAGGCTTGTTGTGTTCAAGCACTAGTTTTTTATTATACAATAATACTGCACCGTGTCCATACTCTAATCCGTTTACAGGATTTTTTGCATGGAAAATATAGTGACAACGGTTTTTTAATCTATCGGGTTGGAACGTAAAATCAAAACTATCAACCAAATCAAGTTTTGGCCATACTGTGAAAAAGAATTCTGTATCACTCATGTTTGCGGCGGCTTGATATGCCTGTGTTCTTCCTTTTACTCCCTTGCTCCACTTTGCCCTAGGATATTTGGTTTTCAATTCGTTATACTTCTGCTCTGCGTCTGGTTCGTCATAGGATACAAAAATAATGTCCATTGGTTTAACATCATAATCATACGGTGCATTGACCATTCTATCAAAGTCGTAAAATTGTTTAATACTCTTGCCGCCGGGAGCCAGTATAAAGTCATTATGTTTTCCAAACGTATAGCATTTAACGTCTTCCCAAAAACTAGGAAAGAAGTTAGGTTTAGGTACTGTGTTATATTGATTGTTTGAAATCCATTTATATAAAGCCAAATCAGTATTGTTGTATGTGTTGACCATGTCACCTAATATTGAATGGTATCTAGTAAATGTGGGATACCATAGATCTTCAACTGGGTGATAATTAATGTCCTTATAGTCTCTCAGGAATTTTAATCCTTGCATCTGTTCTTTAAATTTTTTAGTTGGTATTAAAAACACATTACCCTCTTTATTCATTCCTGCTTTACGGTGTGTGGAATACCATACGTGTATTTGATCTTTTTCGTGTTGCTCAGGTATAAAGGTAAAGTCAATGCCTTCCCATAAACTCATGAATGACGGGAATACCCAAAAATACTCTGTCTGGATATCTCCGATGCAACTTTTGATCACATTAAAATAACTTTGAACAAAAGGGACTTGTCTCGAATGTGCAAATGGCGAGGGCCATTCTTTTAAACCTGGAAACCTAATCTGTATAGAATCAAACATTGAACTTTCCTATAGTTTCACATATATAATCAACTTCTTCAAATTTTAAATGTGGATAAATTGGAAGACTTAAAACTTTTTGACACATACCTTCTGCCATTGGATATTGAAAATCTCCAACTTTTTTATCATCTAATATTTTTGAATAATGCACCTTTGTCTCTATTCCGTTTTTGGTTAAAAATAAAGCAAGTTCGTCTCTGTTATCTGTAAGCATCACAAGTTTATGATAACTTGGTTTCTCCGATTCATCTATCAAGAAAGTACAGTTTGGCATATTATCTTTGTATCTTTTATAAACTTTTTTCCTTGCTCTTTGTAGTTTGTCAAATTTATCTAGTATCAACAACAATTGATTTGCATGATCTTCAGCAATTAAACTGTTATACATTTCGCTTTTTCTCAAAGAAATAATTTTATTGTATTGTTCTTTGTTATCGGTTAGTACCATTCCACCTCCGCCAAAACTAGGCATATTTTTCATTGGATCAAAACTGAATACACTTACATCACCCAACTTGCCAGAGGGTATTCTTTTGTATGATGCGCCTTGAGATTGTGCGGCATCTTCTATCAAAGGTATCTTGTGTTTAGTGCAATATGTTTTTAATGTATCGTACTGTGCTGTATTTCCAAAAAGGTTTACGTATAAAACAGCATCAGGTACTTCTTTGTACTCAAGGTCTCCTATATTTCCATATTTGTCTGTATCAACGTATTGTACATTTGCACCAGTTCTCTTTATGGCACCTGATGTGGCTTTGTAACTTAACACTGGACACATTACAGTATGACCTGTACCTATGCCTAAACTCTTCATAGCAAAGAATAAACCATCCGTTGCACTTGCTACTCCTACTGCGTATTCTCTTTTGTATTTTTTTGCTATTGTAGTTTCTAACTCTGTTAGGTACTGCCCCTGCAGGACCTGACCTGTATTCCATACTTGTTTTGCTCTCCTGTTGAGTCTCCAGGAGTAGTCGTTGTATAACCTATCAATGCCATTATATTTTATTTTGTAGCCATCCATAATAACTTTCTAATCCATTCTCTAACGACATTGTTGGTTTGTAATTTACAAGTTGTCTTGCTTTATCAATATTAAGTGTGCCTCGATCTGGATACAAACTATTCCTACCAGTGTCAACAATTTTGCTTTTGCTATTAGTAATTTTTACTATTGTTTGTGCGGCGTCTAATAAAGTACGAGCATTTCCGTAAGTGATGTTAAAACTTTGATTGTTTTCTTTTGATAATGAAACATCTATAATACCTTGTGCGGCATCTTTCCTGTAAGTGAAATCAACTTTATTGGCTCCGTTGTGTACATTTAAGTCTTTATTAGTCATTGCCGCTTCAAAAAATTTGCTTATGACTCTGTCGGGTAAATCGCCAGGACCATATACTCCGCTTGGTCTAATTATATTGTAATCCATTTCACTATCTTTACAAAAAAGTTTGACTAATCTTTCACCTGTTAATTTTGCCTCTCCGTATATGTTGATTGGCTTTGTACTTGCGTCTTCCTTTGTGTTGTCTGTGAAATGTCCATACACCATAGAACTGCTTATGTAAACAAATTTTTTAGTGCCAAATTTTTTGGCGTGCCATAACATATTTGTTGTTCCGTCTACAATTTGACTTACACCTTCGACTGGATTTGTGTTTACGATTTTTGCCCTAGGGTAAGATGCAAGATGTATTACTAGATCAGGCACAGTCTTGAATGCTCTTAGGCCAGCCATTTGATCTCTCACGTCTCCCACTAGCCTGCTGACATTGTCGCCCCAATTCCTTTGTCTCCACTTGTATAATTTTCTCAGTTCTTCTATTTTTATGAGTCCGTAAGTGTCGTCATTATCTAAGATTGTAATGGAATGTTTTCTACCTAGCAGTTCAACAATCTTGGATCCAATGAACCCGTTTCCGCCTGTGATCAATATTTTCATTAAACTACTTTTACTCCATATTTCTTGGTAAATGCTTTACCATCTTCTACGTCATTTACTATTGGTTGACCCTTGATATTCAAACTCGTGTTTAAAAGCATTGGACATCCTGTTTCCTTTTTCCATGCTTTAAGCAGTTCGTAAAACCCTTCGTTATCGCTTTTAGAGACGGTTTGTACGCGACTTGTGTTATCGTAGTGTATTATGGCAGGAAAGTCTTTACCATGCGTACACGCCGCTGTAAATTGCATATAGGGGGTGTTTTTGACGGCGGTAGGTAGGGTAAAATACTCATGCACATCCTCCTCTAATATGGCAGGAGCAAACGGTCTAAACTTCTGTCTTTTCTTGATTGCATTTACCAAATCTTTAACTTCCGGACCTCTCGGATCTGCCAGTAGTGATCTATTACCAAGTGCTCTTGGTCCAAACTCTGCTCTGCCATTTGCAACTCCGACCATCTTATTTTCTTTTAATTCTTTTATAATTTTATCTACAGGATATTCTCCTTCTATGTTATGACCCAAGAAAGGATTTTTCCAATTCAAGTGCATCTTTTCACTGGCGGCAATGCAACCTAATGAACTTCCTGCGTCTCCGGGATTTGGTATTATCCATATGTTATCAAACAATTCTAGATTTGCAAGTACTCTATTGGCCGCACAATTAAGTGCAACTCCGCCTGCATATACCAAATTACGTGATCCATACTTACTTGCTCTGTGCCACAAACTTGCAAGACATTCTTCTGTCACAGATTGTATACTTGCGGCAAGATCCATGACATCTGCTTCAGGTTTCCAATCACTTAATCCTCTATGAAGATTCTTTTTTAGTTTGAACGGACTTTGTTCTACAAAATCATTGTATATGTCATCTTTGTATTTTGGTTTGCCATATGCGGCCATACCCATCAAGATGTATTCTTCTTCTGCAGGTTTAAGTCCGCAACGATGTGTGAATGCACTGTAAAGTATTCCTATGCTGTGTGGATATTTGATTGTTTCTTTTCTGATAATTTCGTTTCCACAGGCAACACTTATAGATACTGTATCCCACTCGCCTATTGCATCAACTGTCAGTACCACTGCATCTTTGAAGGGAGAAGTGAAATATCCTGCCGCGGCATGGCTATCATGATGCTTTACGTACTCGTCTATTTTTATGTTAAAGTGATCCAAATGCCACTGCGGCATTTCTGTATAACTTAAAGCGATATCATACTGCCCTGCAAAAAACTGCCTTGTTTTTTTTAATAAAGGTTTTTCATAATAAACAACTTTGTTAAAAGGACCATATTTCATTGCTTCATTTACAATTTGCCAATTCAGATAATGATCATTTTTAACCTTGGAGTAACGTTCTGCATGAGCGGCCCATAATATTTTGTCGCCATCCACAACTGCCATAGCGGCATCGTGGTTCATGCAATTAATACCTAAAATTCTCATAATTTTCCTTCGTCTCTCATTGTTTGTCTAATTTTGGTTGCTGATATTTTTTGTGTTTCTTCATCTAAAACAATTTCTTCAATTTTATATCCTACTCCTCTACCGTAGCATATATTTGTTATGTTTGGTACTAGGATAATTTTAAATTGTCCTTCGTATTTTGGATTTAATTTTTCTTCAATATTGTTTTTTACTGTGTCAAAATCAAAAGGATTGTCGTCTACTCCTTGCACATCTCTTACCATAATAAGCACTTGGCCTGTTTTCTTCACTATTTGCTCAAACAATTTGTAATGGCCATCGTGGAATGGTTGCCATCTTCCAAGCATCTGTGCAGTAGGTTTTTTATTGTCCCATTTGATCATGTGGTCCAACGCCTCCTTTATCTCTGATGTCATTCATTATCATAAATGCCCACATCATAGCATCTTTATGAGTGACTTTGTAATCATATTCTTTTGGTTGCTCAAACATCTTGTTAGTATCTTCGTATTGACTCTCTTTTATTGTGTCCATCCATATGGTATAATCAGGATCAAAGTCTTTACGAGTTTGTTCTGTAGGACATATGAAATCGGCCACTACATTTCTATTTTCTTTTATCCATTTTTCTGCATATGATTTCATTCTATCCGCTTGTCTAGTTCTACCCGTTGGGGAGAAGTCCCAATCATTTACTTGCTTACGTACCTCGTCTGCGTTTAGATGTATTGCATTAAGTCGAGGTGCAAGAATTTTTGCTAAAGTTGTCTTTCCTGATCCTGGTAGTCCCATAATTAAAATTTTCATAACTGTGCAATATACTTTCTTAATTCTTTGTCCTGCACATCAGCAGGAATTTCATTTTTGTAAAAAATTTTATAACTGTCACTTCCGTATTTTCCTATACCATGTAAATCTGATGCTTCTTTTCCATTCCATGTTAAAAAATCTATACTCATGTTTCTAAGTCTTTTTGCTCTCACTTTCCACATACCCAAAGGTTTGAGCATATTTTCTTGTGTTTTCTGTCTGCCTCTTATAAATGCAACAGGGTTTGGATATCTTTTAAACAATTTAGGCAAAACTTGTTTCACTTGTTTTCTGTATGTTTGATTGAGGCATATTACTCCAACCATGTGTTGCCATTTACTTTTAACCTGTTGTTGTACCATTAGATCTTCTCTCATTTTCCTATTTCCCAACCTAATACTAATCCAAAATTTTCTTTGCCGTTATGCTTTTCATATGCTGGTGCAAGGAAAAAACCGCCAGTCTTGTATCTGACCATAGGAAGTACGTCTGCTGTTTTGTAACCTGTCACCAATCCTATTTCAAGATTCCAATATTCATCTAATTCAAATTCTCTACCGATATACCCACTAACACGGTCCTCCGAATTATAAAATACACCTGCAATCTTGTTGTCTACTGTACATCTTGCGTGGGGATGGATGTTATTATAATTTGCTTCAAGTCCCACGTGCATTGATACGGCTAAAAATAATCCTAAACAGTTCATGATATTCTAAAAAACTTTTTCGCCCTTTCTAAATATTTTTCCCATTCTTCCAATTCAATATCATATTCAAAATTTTGTGTTGTCTCGTTTACCTGTAATTCCTTTGCACCATTTTTTAAATGAAAGTTCCTAGCCATGTCTGTCAATGGTGATAGTGTTACCAACCTGTTTAGATTGCTTGACTTCTTAACCATTTTGTAAACTTCATTCACTATTGCACGGCCGCCACCTCTCTTCTTGGCCCATACTGTATAAGCAATAGCAATAGTGCCTTGCACCCCTGCTCTATGTGTTGCTTGAAGGACAGCATCTTTACTCAATTTGTCCATCTCATCTACAGTTTTTGGAACATCATGTGTAAATGCAAAACACATAATTGCCGCTATATCTCCTTCTTCGTCTTTGAGGCCATATATCTTTCTACCATACGAAGTTCTAAACTTAAGGTCAAGTTCTGGACGTACAGGATCTTCTGCACAATCTATATCGTGCAATTCTATAAGTTCATAAACCGGTTTCTTTTCCTTAGAAAACCTTTTAAGTATTTCTTCTTTTAGTTTTTCCATTCTTTATCCTATTTGTAAATGAACGGGTCTTTTTTCTTAAGTTCTTTCAGTCTTTTTCTATAAGCAATTTCTGATTTGATCTTGTTATAGATTTTCTTAATCCAATTAAACATATTTTGCCTTTCTAAAAACATAAACAGTCAATCCTCCGTTCCTCCAATTCATTAGAGCCGAAGGGTGGCTGTCTATTAGTGTGTATCCTTTGAACATCTTTACAACTTCTTTTTTTGTAAATGATAATTCAAAAGGATTTTTTTCTTGGTCTTCTTCCAACACATTACTTTGATATTGCGTTGGTAAAAGTCTTTGTAACATCTTCCCCCATGGATGATATAAACCTATTATGAATAGTCCGTTGCTATTGACCATTCCTTGTAATTTTTTTAATACTTTGTTATAGGCAGGAATGTGATGTAATACCCCTTGGCACAACACTACATTATATTTTGTATCTGATTCAAAATCATTTAAATCTGCCTTGATGTAATTTGTATTCCTTAACTGCAATTCACTGCTAATTTTCTCTGCCCATGTGATACTTTCTGCAAAATCTATTCCTGTAAATTTTAAATCTGTATTTTTCCTAGCAAAATAATTTGTTGTGAATCCTGTGCCACAACCTGCATCAAGCACTGTAAATCTTCCTGATATGTATTGCTGTATAAAATTTAGATACCTATTTCCATTGTAGTATTCTAAAAGGTCATTTGCCGAATACTTGCCTGGAAAGTTGTTTTTGTCGTAGAAAGCCTTGATATCTTGTTTTCCATACTTGTCGTACATACGTTGTCGTCTTACAACTATGTCGTTGTAGTGTTGCTCACTCCAATTTTTGTAGTAGCCTTTTTGCTTGAGCCATTCTACTCCTTCAAGCACTTTGTCTAATGTGTTCAGTCCTATCAATTGATATTCTCCTTTGTTTAACAATCCGGGGTAACTGCTTTTAGATCCGTTAGCACTGCCTTTCAGTGCAAAATAATTTAAAGGAATAATCCTTTTGTTGATGTTGTATATCATTTTATCCATACCAATTGTCCATTTTGCCCTGGGTGGCAAAACAATTAACATCTGTTTGTGTTCGTCATTTTCGATCAACTTATTCACTGAATTTTGTATGAACTCCTTGATGTTGCCTCCTGGATACAAAGCATATGTTGTCTGCCCTTTAATTCTTGCCTGTCTGGCATATGGACAAACTGGAAAATTGCCGCCATAGAATTCATTACTGGCTTCCACAAAGTTTGTGGTCCATGACTCTAAATCTTTCTTTACCTGTTGCAACACACTACTTGTATACATAAGGATCTTTTTTCTTTTGTTCTCTTAACTTTTTCCAACGCAAATACTTGCTTTTTATATAATTGTACACGGTTTTAAACATACGTCAATATCTCATCTAGTTTGGGTTTCATTAATTTTACAGCATCATAGTGTGCCTGGTCAAGCGGATGTGTCACTCCCCTTTGGTAATCGTTCAATAAAGTCCATTGGTTAAATCCCATCATTCGTTCACCAAAAGAAAACCAATTGGTAAAATCTATTTCTTTGTACATTGATTTCATCAATCGGTCATCTTGGAACACAAGGTTCTCTTGGTCGTAAAACAATGAGTTGTCGGCCAAGGTAAACAGATATGGTATTTTTTTCTTTTCCAATATATTTTGTAACCAAATTATGCTTTTCCAACTAAGGTAAGTTTCATGGTACCTGTTTGCACCGTACCTATAAAGATTGTCAGCAAAAGGACCCACTTTGGTTTCTTGCATTTCTTCACGTCTTTGTCTCCACCCTTCGAGATGGGGTTCGTTGCTTGACAATATTCTGTTTGCCTCATCTATGCCATCGCTTGTATCCCATGGCGTGATAGTTGCCCAACGTGTGTCTTCAAGTAGTTTGTGTCTTGGCATGGCCCAATCGTATCTTGATGCAAAACTCCACATCACAAAAACATATTTTTGTTTGTGCTGATGCATACTTACGCAATCAAAAACTTTACGGGCAATAGCACTGTTACCTATGCCGCCTTTGGCAGTATTCAAAAAATCATAACCATTTGCCCAGTTTGGTATTTCCTGGAACAATTTGTATGCCCAACTCACTCTTGATGCTCTTTTGCCATTATCATCGTCAGACAATTCATGTCCAAAAGTGAAGGAATCACCGCCTGCTATTACAAGTTTATGTTCCATGATATACTCCCAACATTTTATCTAATAGTGGAAACACTTCTCCAAAATTTTCGTTCCTATATTTGTCTGCTTTCATAATCCTCTCTTTTCGTTGCTCTCTTATTTCTTGTGTGTCTCTATCAATACTGTTCATAAAATTAATAGTGCCTTGAAAATCTTTAAGATCCTTATATCTATCTGTTACTATGTTTTTGACCTGTTGTGGCAAAGTCTGTATATTAAAAACGTCCGGATCAAAACAAGTGTTCACATAAAAGAATTTAGGTTGAAACTGTCTTACCCATAAGTTTAATTTTGCAAGACTTAAAATATTAAAGATGTTTATTGTACTGCATATTTGAAATTCCATATTAGGTGTTTGCATTTTTTTCCATTCAATTAAATTTTCATTTACTTTTACCCATTTTGCAGGATGTCGTTGATATTCAAAAGGTTCACCTACATCGTCTATACTAAATGCTACTTCTACTCGCTTGAAATTTTTTAATAGATCAAATACCTGTGGCGGAGGTAATTGCGTACCATTTGTATTGTAGTGTATGTCTTGGTTTTTAGCATAACCTTTTTCAACACAATGCTTCAATATTTTAAAATGATTCTGTATCATAAAAGGCTCTCCGCCTGTGAATTCAAAAAATTCTGCTTCTTTAAGACTGTCTTTGACGTCATCAAAAAACTTAGGATATTTTTTTGGCCATCCACCCTCTGTCAAATTTTTTCTTGCCACTGGATTTTCTCCGTAGTCAAGTTCTTCCTGTGCCCATTTGCTAGAACTCCAACTACCACAAATCCTACATTTCAAATTACAAACGTTGCCTAACTTAAAGTCTATAAATTTCAGTGTTGGCTCGCTATCAGTATTCCAATTTGTTAAACTATTTTTCATTTTGTAAAGTGAATTCATACGTTTGGACGTTTTACCCGCATCTTCTTCCTGCCAACAACTTTGGCAATTTGTAGGGCGTATTCCGTCCTTAAACTGTTGCCTTAAATTTTCCATATATTCACTGTTTTGTATTTTTTTTAAATCTGTTTCGTACACCTTAACATTTGGAATACTACCTTTGTATAAACAGCATGGCGAAGCACCACCGTTTACATCAATTTCTAAATGCGTCCAAGGTAATGGACACACATTTGTTTTTAAATACTTGTCCACCATTCTAAAGCCTTTTTGTTTTTACCTAATATTTTTTTAATATCTGTACCACGTATTCTGTCCAAACGTTCAACTTCCGCTTTTCCATTTTTCTGTCCTTCTTTGTATTCCTTTTCGTTGTACACTAATTCGTTATTTCTTTTTTGTGACTGCATCTCATCTAATTGTTGAAAGAAATTGTTTAAATTTTTATTTTTATATTTTATAGTTTTGTCCCTTGCATCGTCTATTATCTCGCTCATAATATCGTATGGCATAAAAAGAGGAGCCATTGCATTGTCGTTTGAGAAATTGAATACTTGTTTTGTCAACAGTTCAGTCTGTAAATTATTGCTTAGATGTACCATGTTTTCTAAATCAAACAGTCCCGGCATTGTAATTGTGAGATCTAATTGTATTCTTTTTTTCGCCTGGTCGGCAAATTTCAAACCGTATTTTACGTTTTCAAGCCATACATCATATTTCAATCCTGTCCTAATGTATTCTCCCACTTCACCTGTTCCGTCAATTGATGCACATATTTGAAAATTAGGATAATGTTTTAAAATGTCATCAAATAAGTTGTACTTGTAATATTGTATTCTGCTCATATTAGAATTATATCTTGCTAAAACTTGGTCCTGGTATCCAAGTTCTACTATTCTTTTCATTGCTTCCCAATGTATTTTCCACATCAAGGGTTCTCCACCGCACCAATATAATTCAGTGATGCGTTTTTCTTCAACTGCTTCTGTGAATTCTTTTACAATCTGTTGATCATGGAATTTTGCTAGTTGTTCTTTGATGTCTTTCCTTCCCCAAATCCTATAACGTTCATAGTCACCTTTGCCGTGCTTTTTGTTTTCTGTTTCCCAACTACTGCTTAACATATCTCCACACATTCTACAACTAAAATTACAAAGATTCGAAAACCTGTAATCAAAACTTTCGGTTTTCATTGTTGTATGACCTGTATCGTCTGTTGACGCGAATGCCTCTTCTATTTTGTTCCTGTACAACCAATTAAAATGCTGTCTGTATACTTGCTCATTCAATAGTTTGTGATTACACACAGCACACTGTGGTATCTCTTCACCGGCCATAAGTTTTACTCTAACCGATTTCATGTAATCGGAGTTCCAGTGTTGATCTAGTGTCTGTAAATTCATTTTGTCGTTGTTGCCCTTAGGATCAAATGTATCAATATACTGTTTAAAATTAGTAGAAGATTCACGAGAACTGCAACACAAACGTCTTTCCATTTGTGGCGACAGATAGGTATGAGTCCATGGCGCCATACAAAATGTTTTGTTTCCGTCTTTTGGTTTAACTCTCGTCATTGCCATCCTTTATGTAATCGGCCATTTTATGATTTTCCTGTGCATGACCTCTTTCATCTTCTCGTACTGCTTTAACAACTTCTCTTAACTTTGCATTAGGACCTAACCTATAGTAATTTTTTGCGATATCAGGAGCATCAATATTTTCTATTTTGCCCAAGTCAATGGCTTTTAGATATGATGTATAACTTATTACTGCTTGTTCCTCAAAATATCCTACCATTCTATGTGCTACTTTTGGAAAGAATATATACAAAAACATATAAAAATGCCAGAATAAAAATTGTGCTGTAATAATCATCCAACGTTCAAACCAATTAGGTTTTGCAATTTCTATGAATATCATTAGATGCATACGTTCATTTTCCGCTTCTGCAAGAAGTGTTCTTATCCAACCTCTGTCGTCAGGTTTCATTTTTCGTAAACTACGAAGGTGATTCCACATACCTGCTACCATTCCCGGAACACCTGCAACTGTTTCTAAAACAACTGCTCTATGTCCGTATCTTTTGGCAAAAAATGTATCTGCGATCCATCTCAATCTCATTGTAAACCACAATGCACACTTATCTCCAAAATCTTTAGGTCTTCGGTGTCTCATATTTGTCAAATAACTCCTTCCATTCCGGAAATATATCTAAAAAGTTTTCATTTCTAATTTCGTCATAACGTCTTGTGTTTTGGAAAAATAAAGGCAGTTTATCTGTTTTATCTCTCCTCATCATGTAATCTAAAGCACTTTCATAACCTTTAGTTGCTCTTGTCAAATGATCCTTTGTTTTAAGCCATACCATGTGTTCTTCATATTTCTGTTTAACTTGTTCTTTGAATTCTTGCGGAAGTAGGTCCATTCTTTGCCATAATGGAAACTGCAATAAATTGAAATTGAAATCTTGAGGTTTAATTAATCCTTGTTCTACCCAATTCTTATGAAAATCAGGAACGTGTAAAGCATTAACTAATCCTACTGTTGAACTAATATAAAAATCAACTTGTGGACAAACTTCCAACATACGTTTTCTGTTTGCAACTGTTTCATCCCATTTAGTTCCTTTACGCATTAATTCTCCTCTGGCTCCCTCGGCATCTAAACTTGCACCTATTGAAACTGAATCAAACTTATTCCATAATTCGAAAACATCTATATCTTTAAATTTTGTTTTACTAAAATTAGTATTATAAATTAATCTTACGTGATACATTTTTCTTTTATCTAATTCTTTTAATATTCTATAGTGTTCTTCCATGATAATTGGTTCACCACCTGCAAAATAAAATTGTTCAACATGGTCGAATTGTTTTAACAACTGTTCCCATATATCATTAGAAGTCCTACCTGCCCTCATTATTTTTGCGTGAGGTGGTGGACTACCTGTCAGTTTCTTATGATCTTCGTACCAATTAGAACTAAACCATGTACCACAACTTCTACAAGCCATATTACATAAATTACTAAAACGTATATCCCAATATTTTATAACAAAGTCTGCCGATCCATCTTGTTGTGTTGTTTTAGTCATATCAATGTTATGTCCAAAATGTTTGTTTGAACTTAAACGTAAACTGAAGAAACCTGATTTTTCTTGGTCATAACATTTGAAACACTCTTTGGATGGTTTGTTTTGCAACATATTGAGACGCATTTTTTTCATTTTGTCTCCGTTCCAAATCTCTTCCATTGATTGTTTGTTTACATCTCCTACTGGTAACTTGTCTAAAGCAAAACAGCAAGGATATGCCCTACCATCCGGAAAGGCGTGTAGGTGCATCCATGGTAGCATACAAAAAGTATCACTCTCAATCAACAACTCCTTTTGCTCTGGAGTCATATCTTTAATTTTTAATTTTTCAGGCTCTTTCGCCCCGTACTCATATGCCACGGTACCATTCTCCTATTATTGGAAAAGTCTTAACAAAATCTTTTCCTCTCCTTAGATCGTATTGTTGATAGAATTTTTTAAAATCTTGTTGTAGTTTACTTTGCACTGCCGCTCCGGCGTGTGGTGTTTTAACAACATCAAGATAGTCGATTAATCGTTGTGTGTGATTAATTTCCATCTCTTCTAAGAACTTTTTATTGTTATTTAAAAACTGTTCAATGTTGGTCTTAAATTTATTTCTCAGTTCATCCGGCAGTACTAATGGTGATTGAAAACTAGGAAAACGCAAAATATTAAGTGTAAAGTTGACTGATGGTCCATATACTTTACTTGCACTTTTAAACCACACTAATTTTTCTAAGAACTCAGGTAATGACTCCAAACACAGTGCGTTAATTGTTGCCATGTTGTGTATTTCAGATGGAACTTTATCCACCATCATATGTAAAAAATTGCTGTGCCAGTCGCCATAATTTAAGCCATCTCTTATGTATTCTGCTTGTCCGAATGTCGCTTCATTGCTTGTATACAAGTGAAAGTTTTTAAATCCTTTAAGTTTGTCTTTGAATCTATCAATAATTTGTTGTTTTGCACCTAGGTTTGAATTAATTGCAATACGCATATTAGGATTCATCTTTTCACCCTGTGTTTCTATCCAATCCAGCAATCTCCATAGATTAGGTGACATCATAGGTTCACCGCCTGTGATTCTTAATTCTTCTAAACTTTTGTGCAAGTCTGTTTCCCACCATTTATAAAATGCTTCAACATACGGATTGGTTTCATCTTTTTTATATGGTTCTGCAGAATCGTGTGCATGGGTAAAATGATTACGTCCGTCTGATGTCATATTTTTGTATGGACCTTTTTGTTTTATATCCCTTGCCCAAGTTGTGCTGAACGCAGGATTACAATACGAACAAGCAAAATTACAAGTCCTGTCAAAAGCAATTTCTAAAGTTTTTAAATTCCAATCTGTTTCTGGATCAGATCTATATGCTTCGTCTAAGGCTTCATTTGAATGTATTCTTGATTTGTATACTCTATCCGATATTGCATCTCTGCCCATATCTTCTATCTTCCAACAGTATTCACAACCTGCAGGTCTTTCGCCACACTGCATTTGTTTTCGTTGTTTTTTCTTTTGCCAAGTATTGTGTATTGCACTAGGATTAGTTTTGATTGCTTCTAAATCTATTGCGTGAGGAAGTGGGTGGTGACAACTTGTAGTTTGGCCAGAGCCTAACCATATAGTAGCATTGTACCATTTTGCACCGCAGAAACTTGCAGATTTTGTATCTAGTATTTGTTTTTTATATTCAAGATCTTCCATTGTGTCAATTTTTTGTATTCTTCCTCTGGTGGTTCAACATTACTTTTAAAAATTACATCTTTTACCCAATGGTAATGTGTCAAGGGTAAAGGATGTTGATCGCTATCTTCGGCGAATTCGTCTGGATAAAGTTCATGTGCAAATTCCCACATACCTAATTTGTCTTTGTAGAACTTAAATTTTGTCCAATCTATTTGGTTGTACAAAGATTGTTCTGCATTTGATAAATTTTTATGTCTTAATACATCTGCTTTGTAAATCATCATTGTGTAATCTATATTGTGTTTTTGTAAAAACATTTGGGTATACAATATTTTTTCTAGTGTCCTAAACCAATTTTGTCCTTCATTTAAAAAATGTTTTTGATATTCTTCATGTTTTTTACTATCAGGATGTCCACCAAACCATACACACCAGTCAAAGTCCGGATCAAATCTAGAGTACGTGGCCAGTTCATGTTGTAAATCCTCTTCAGTATCTCGAACAATTTCATATCTGTCAGATCCTGACCACATAACGTACATATGTTCTATATCTTTATATTTCATTACACTGTTTACTACACCTCTTGCAATAGTTTCATTGCCACTTGCACTGAATCCGAAATTTTTCACACTAGATGGTTTGAACCAACTAATAAAATTAGGCCATGTTGACCATTTGTATTTTGTAAAACTACATCCGTGACAAATTATCATGCGTTTCTACACTCCTCCCAAAATTCTAGCATTTCCGGAAATGTATTCTCAAAGTTTGTGCCGCGTCTTCGATCGTGTTCCGAGAAAAATGCGTAAAAGTTCTTTTTTTGTTGCGTACTTGCGTCCGCGTTCTTTTTCCAATATGCGAGATTTCGCAACATCTTTTGAATTTCAAAATCTCTAAATGCCTCAAATCCGTGTTCATCGCCGGATAATTTTTGCATCATGTCTATGTTGCTTTTATGGATCTCCTGATAACTTTCTGGAAGCAAAGTGATTTGTTGCCATTGCGGTTGCCTTAACAACGGTATATCAAACCATACTCTCTGATAGTCCTTTGAATGCTTTTCCCTTAATTGTTTTATTTCTTCCAACAAGGCACCTAGTCCTGTTACACTCAAATTGTTATATGTAATAATAAATGTTACACTGTTCCTGTGTGGAATACGTTCTAAAAATTCATCAACATTGCCTATCATTCTGTCGTAGTCCAACCCATGACGTATGTATTCTGCTTGTTTGCCATATGAATCAACACTGACAAACTGCATCACGTGTTCAACTTTTTCTTCTAAACATATCTTTTTCATCATGTCAAAGTACTTGTTTTTCAACTTATCGTTTGGCGGACACATATTGCTAGTGACGTTCAAATGCAAATCTGGTTTTGGATTATCTATAATGTACTGCAACACCTTGTAAGTGTTGTTGTCCATCATTGGTTCTCCGCCCGTCATCCTGAAGTGTTTTAAATTTTTGTATAGTGTAGGCCACCATTTCCAGAAAGCATCCACGTATGGATTTTCCTCTCTGTTGGGTATTGGCCTTCTACGACCTTGGAAGTGCTCTGGTGCATTGTGGGGAGGAGATGTAGGATATTGGCCATATCTGTCAATCTCCTGTCCCCACGTTGTTGAGAATTGCGGAGAACAATAACTGCATTTTAAGTTGCAGGCATTGTTAAAGTTAACCTCCACATACCTCGGCGTCCAACTAGTCGTCATTGGATTCTGTTTGATCGCTTCAAAGTCCTGCATGGCCCATGGCTCACCCGATCTATAATGTCTGTCCGACATCTCTCCGGTGTCCTCTATCTTCCAGCAATACGAACATCCATCGGGACGTTCTCCTTGAAGCATCTTAAATCTTTGATCTAATTTTTCTGCTGTGTTGTGCAGTGCCGCAGGATTTAGTTTGACTGCGTCTGCATCTATCTTGTGCAAAGGTGGGTGATAGCATGAATTAGTAAGTCCTGTGGGAAGGTGCAATGACACCTGATTCCATTTTGCAAGGCAAAACGTTGGAGATATCTCTTTCAATTTCTCCTTTGCCGCTAAAGCATCTGACTTGTACTTACTTGTACTCACGATCCTGTACTCCTTTGTTTGTGTGCCTAGGCATACAAAATTTAAAAAATTCGCTTTGTTGTTCGTTGTATTCTGCAACAGGTATGTCTAATTGTTGTCGTAGTGATTCTCCATAAGTTTGCAACTCCTGTTCCACATCTATTTCGTCTATAATAAATTGTTTTGTCAGTAGATCTAGGTCACGTACTTTTAATATGTCTGTCTCTCTAATTGTTGTGGCATAACATCCTGTCCTTGCACCCAGCATCGCATACTTGCCATTGTCAACATCTGCACCAATGGTCATCCATACAAGCAAGTTTCTTAAATTAGATTGTTGCAGTTTTTTACCGAAGCCGGAAGGCTTTATAGGTTGTCCCTGGTCCAAACTCATTTTTACACCTTCTCTGTAACCTGCCACAAATGCCTGCTGTGCTGTTGCGTTGATAATTGTCTCGCTGTATACATTATGCAAGTTCTCGTGTGGCACAGTCCAACAAAAATCTATCTTTGCTTTTTCGTCTTCCGCGTTTTCGTGTGTCTTCATTCGCAGGCAGGTTTCCTTTGGCCAACCAACTAATCCGCCATTGCCATATGTTAGACCATTCACACTGTTTTTCGCCCGCCAACGGTGTACAGCATTTTTATTTGTTTTGCTAAAGTCCAAAGTTTGCAATAAAAAACTTTCATCTATTATGTTGTCTCCATCCACACTGATAAAGAAATCAGTTTCTGCCTTTTCTGCCGCGGCCTTGTGTGCGTTATCAAATCCCACCACACCATCAACACGTTTCGCCCATGGCACCTTGCTCAAAAGATCTGCCCAATTTTCTTCCTTGTTAGGCTCCTTGAAACTGATATAAACAAAATCTAAATCTGTCACTCTTACTTTGTCTTCCATGTATATCCTTCCTTGCCTATGCCTTCAACCCAATATGGATCTTTGTTTTTAAACACGAAACCTTCTGTGCTTTGTACCAATACAGTTTGATTTTGTTCTTTTGGTACAATTTTTTTACGTTGCACTTTGCCATTTACAATTTCAAAATTATCCTCTCCATGAAATTGTATCTCTTGGTATTGTTTGAGAGTCACTTCAGTGTTTTTGAAGTAGTGCTTCTTTTTTGGAGTTGGTTTGAACTCCGCCATTGCTTTAAAAAACTCGCTCATCTAACTCCTTAGGTAACCCTTTGTTGTAATAATGCCATATTCTGTCTTGCCTGTAGCCACCAACATATGTTTTATTTCCCACTTTTATTGGATTCAGATATTGATCGTTGTTGTAAACTGGCGACAAATTGTTAATTGCATTTTTGTTGTGGACAAAATTAAACCAATCATACTCAATTTTGTTTTCCTGTAATGGATCCATGATCTTAAGTGCCAATGCATACACAACATCTGTTGTGGGTTCGGGGTCATGGCAATTAATCAGCATTTTTTTAGAAACTTCTTTCCAATTCAAAGTGATTGTTCTACAAATTTTAAAAAATTGTTCCGCTTGTATACTTCTTCTAAAATAAGTCAGTCCATTATAAACATTTGGCAGTTGATTAACCTTAAAAAGTTCTCTGTAAGGAGTGTCCTTTATAGTCTTGTCTTGATAATTTCTACAGTTGTAAGAAAATACTAAATTGTTTTGATGCAGATGGTTCCACCACCAGTCTGTGTTGCTTGTGAAAAGCATATCTGCTTCTAATTTGATGTTGTGGGTGAACGGCGAAAGTTTAAAAACTTGCCATTCGTTATTCATTTTCCATTCTTGATTTTTGCTGTGATCTTTATCAAGCACTTTCACATAATCAAACTCCTTGCATTCGACAGGTCGGTCCGTTATCACACATACCTTATTAATTTGGTTATAAGACTTGATTGAAATAGCGAGCCTTTTGCTCAATTCTATGTAGTCTGTAGTTGAATTGTTTTGTGCAAACCAGATGTACCCCTTAAACATTTAAAAACTCCTTGTCCATTACATGGATATCTTGTTTTTTCACATATCCCACTGTGCCCTTGTGCTTGTAGACACACCCATCTTTTGGCATATCTAATACATCAACTTCATGTGCCAACATACTCATAGAACTTGGAATAAAATTTTTGTTTGCTTTGAATCCATTCAACTGATGTAATGCAATAGCAAAAGCATAATCGTTCCTGTAATTGGAAAAAATTATTCTGTATAGGTTTTTATAATGCAACCAGTGTTGTTTTATATGTGATACCAAGTCAAAAAAGGTTTTGGTGTACTTGGTCTTTTTGAAAATTGTCACAGTTGCCCAAACTATTGGCAAAGTGGCTTCATTTTTTTGCAGTATTAAATCCTTGCCTGTGAGGTCATGCACCTTGTCATGCATCAATAGTTCATAATCTGTGTCCAGGTATGTCAATAGGTTATCAGTGAACACAAAATAATCACAGTCCATCAGTATTGTGGTATCGTATGGTGAATCATCATACGCATTTGTTCTTTCAAGATTGTTCCATGCAATATTTTTGCCTCTATATGCCCTGCGATTACCTGTGCTGTTTTCTATGATTTTGTAATTGATGAATCCCAATGGTTTGAACTTGTCATAGGTCTCAGAATTCGTAACAATGGTGATCTCCAATCCAAGATGTTCTTTGATCTGTTCAACACATCGTTCGGCCATCTTATGATACGCAACTTCTGGCGTGTCAAAACAGTAGAGTAAAACTCCTTTTGACATTTAAAACCTCTTTGTCTTGAGGTCCTCGAATAATTGATGATATGTGTTAAGTGCTTCTTGGTTTCTTTCCATCAACAATCCTAAGAACTCGGTTGGATTAGTGATATGGCAAGGATTATCATTGGTGTCTAAGATGTAAAAGGAATCTTGATGAGCCTTGAACGTCTGAACCAAATTGATAGTTTGAGAATCAGCACGGAATAACCTTCCTTCATAGGCGATTATTTGTCTAGACTTTAATCTTTCTAGAGCATTTTTTTTGTGCTGTGCCAGATCATGTGATAGATCTGAATCTTTAAGAAGTTTGCCAATATCCATAACTTATTATACAATTAATTATTGGTAAAGTCAATTACGACCAGACGAATTGGCCTTGCGAATAGTTATTATTACTATTTGGAAAAATTAATCGTTGTTAACGATTGCGTTAGATACACTTGCTACTGTGATTGATGTGTAAACAGTCGAAAGTCCTTGTGCAGTAGTTGGATCCACTGTGTGGAAAGCAAAGTCTGTTGGACCTGCCGCTTCTGCCTCAACGTTTACGCCTGAAGTATTACCTGAAGTGTAGTCTGATCTTGTACCATCGTTCAATAGTACTGAAGCCTTAACAGTAACCACGTCACCGTTGTTACCTAGACCGTCACCGTGTGCTGAACTTACTTTAGCCTCATACTTAACTTCTATGTTGTTAGTATAAGTTCCTGCTGATTCTTCAATGTGTAAAAGTGTAGTGTAAGAAGTTCCTAAATCGTAGTAACCAGTTGTTGTCGCTTCTGTTGTTGCAGTGTCACCCGAACCTGATCTTGCTGAAGTTGTTGATGCAATATCAAAAGTACCTATTGAAGTTATAATTCCTGATACTGAAGTGTCTTTTGATGTTGAGTTTGTTGCTGTGTTAGTAAGTTTCATTCTTAACTTACCGCCTGCGTTGAAGAACCATCTTGCTTCGTTACCACCTGCGAACGTAAATGACGCTTCACATATGTGTGATGTATCATATACTGCTGATGCTACTAATGATTGATCTTCACTGCCTTCTGAAACTGCTGTTGCACTTACTGAACCACCTACGACATCTGCCGCCAAGTTGTTCAAGTCTGTTGATAGTGCTGATACCGCCGCGATAGGATCACCTGCGGATCTTGCCGCTGTTGAAGTTAATGATCTGTTTGTGTGATTTGCAACATTGTCCATTGCTGTGAATAATGAGTTCCACTGTGCCGCTTGGATTGTTACACCTGCTGTTGTTGTCGCTAATTCTGTTTGGCCCAGTCCGTAACCTGCGTTACCTGTGCCCATTATGTGGTTAATTCCGTATTGAGTAGCACTTGATCCACTTATGAATAAGTTGTACTCGTCATCTAATATTGTATCACCTGTTTGGTATGCCATATGTCTTATTTAACTCCTATCACGCATTCTGTTAGTGTTATGTCTTCGTTGTATTTATCCTTAATTAGTCTGCCCAATACATTAAAAGCGGTGCATTCGTCCAGGCCAGCCACTTTGGCCGCACCATTTCCAGCACTCACTATACGGTCTCCTGCCTGTCCTTTGCCCTGAATTTTAACAAAAACACGTCCTTTTAATGCTACCATTGGATGACTTTCATTGTTACCAGCAGATGCGTTCATTAAAAATGCCGGTGAATCACTTACTACTCCAAAAACGTTATCACAAAGTTCCTTATCACATTTTGTAATCTCTTCTGTGCCGCCAAGCATCACTACATCACCCGCTTGTAATGGCATATCACTTGCATATCTTTCAGCCAAGTCGGCGTATAAAGCCGTTGTAGTTGTTGCATGGACTACATTTGCTCTGATATCGACCAAAGTTGCCGCTGATAATTCGGCATCATCTCCACCACCTGATTTGAATGCTGTCCAGGCACCGCCTGCTCCACCATAAATTGTAGTTCCGTCATCAGCAAAAGTTTCGTCCCAAACCCAAAATAGGTCTTGTTCAGTTGCTAACGATGTAGATCCTCTGTTAACTTTCAATCCTGTAAAGTTTGGCATTCCTGAATTTGAAGAAACGTTTCTGTTTAGTTCGATCATGTTGTCTTCAACTCTTAATGTTGAAGTTGCAACTGTGGTAGTAGTACCATCAATTGTTAAATTTCCTTTGACCCTTAAATCACCCACTGATGGAAGTTCTAATCTACCAGTCGAACCGTCTAGTGTCATCAATGTTGTTGTTGTGCCTGAATAATTTACTGTGAAAATTATATCTTTGTCTTGTGTGTTCTGTGCAAAAGTTAAATTGTCACTTGTGACATTCATTGTGATGTCCGATCCAGCACCTAAAGTTAGTGCTGTTCCGTCACTTAAAATTCCTAGTGTACCTGTTGTGGTATCATTTGTATTTGATCTTAGATAATTGGCCGCTGTAACTCCGCCAAGTTTATCACTATCGTCTGCTGTACCAGTTAATTTGTTAGAAGATATCGCAGTTGATAGTGTGATACCTTTTGATACAGTTGCAAAACCTGCCGTGATCAATGCCGCGGCATTTGTTTCTGTAGATGATGGCGTAAATGCTTCTGCACTTACAATATAAACCACAGAGTCATTTGTAACTGCTTTTAATATTGACTTGTTTACACCTGTGTTGTCCTGAACTGTTTCAGAAACCATTTGTGTTACACCAGAACCTGCTACTGTGGTTGGTCCAATTAGTGTCCAAGCAGATCCGTTGTAAACATACAACTGATTATTTGTTGTGTCAAACCATGTGTCACCTAATACTGCATTTGTAGGTGATGACGTGGAGTTAGTTGGTGATCCAACCGGCTTCCATTTTGTTCCTGTGTAAACGTTAATTTGTTTATTTGTTTGGTCAAACCATAATTGACCTTGAATCTTTTTTGTCGGCGCTGAAGTATTATTAAAATGTTCTAAAAGTTTAACAAGGTTTTCGTTAAGTTTCTCACCAAATCCTGCATACCCTTTTCCAAAAAGTGCAAGATCCGTTGTAGCGGTATCTAATGTACCGTCTGCAAGTGAGACTATTTGCGTCCCGAATGTGTTGTTAATTTTATACGCCATTTTTTCCTAGTTTGATTTGTTGTCTCTAACTTCAACCAAGAAACTAACATCACCCACAAGTTTGATTAGGATTTCTGCTAACTCTGGTGTAAGCATTTGATCGATCTTTTTCTCGTCATCTGCCGTAAAAGTTGACTCCCAATTTGCGTTAATGTAGTCTGCGACTTCTTGTTTTGTTGCCATTTAAATGTACTCCTTATGCTTATTTATTAGTCTTATTGTATTGCTCGTCATCGGATATCCAATGTAAATCTTCGCTGTATTTTCCATCTAAATCACGTAGAAATGTGTGTACATTAGTTTCCGCTAGTATAAATTTATGGAATTTTGTATATCTTTTGTGCAGTTCTCTTTCTTTAGTGGCTGTATATACCAATTTGATACCCTTTGCCTTTGCTAAATCAATCAGAGCATCAATACACATTTTCAACGCAGTATGCACTGATCTTTTGTTTGCATTTTTATCTGCCACTATCCATTCCATAAAAGCAAATTGTGTTCCTTCGCCAACATATAATCCACCAGCACATATAGGAACACCATCATTTTCTACCATTATCCCTTCCGGTGGTAGACACTCTTTTGGCACTACGCCAAACTTCCAATCGGTCCACCATTGCACTAAAGTATCATAATCTTTATCTAAGTTCCATTTTCTAATGTTCATGTTTTTGTATCACCATCCTATTAATGTTAAAATCCTTGTTGAAACAAATCCAAACGCATTCCGCTACTTCCTGTGCCTGAAGTTTTGGCCAATCTTCCCATAGTCCTTCTGACATATCAGTTTTTACTGTGTCTGGACATATATCATATATGTTCATTGGCTTCGAATACAGATCTTGCTGTATTGCTTCTATATATTGCATTAAATCTTTTTTGTCTTGACAATATTGTATGTACGTTGGAGATGTGTGATCTGGATCGGCGCCAATTGATGTTCCAGATGTGCTTGTAATTACTGCAATCTTTTTATTTTCGTTTTGATAATTTTTTATAAGTTTCTTTAACATTTCTTTTTGGCTTTTGCCTTTGTATGCGTTCAGCACTATGTGATTAAAGTTTTGCATCATACTAACAATGTGATCGCAATCTTTGTCAACATCAAAACCGGTTGATGTGCTAACGCCTTCGCAATGAAATCCTTTGTCCTTGAAAAAATCAAAAACCGCTTTGCCAATACCTCTGGTATGACCAGTTATGAATATTCTATTTTTTTCGTTTTCTTTGTTCATACACGTCCACTAAATTTTCCAAACCTTCAAAACACTCTGAATAGTTTTGGTAATATTTTTCAAATGCTTCTTTAGTGTACTCGGATTCTTTGAAAAAGTCAATAAGCAAAGTGGTTCTGTGTCCGGGATTGTTATTGAATCCATTGTGTAATTGTAGTCCAGGTTGGAAAACATATGCATCACCTGATTTCCAAGTGTATAGTTCTTGTTTTTTTGTTTCCAAATTCATAACATACATACCGCTTTGATCTCCTCCACCATCTTCGATACACATTTGGTATCTCCAACCACCTTCGTTGTCAGTATGATTACCAATTTTTGTGTCTGGGCCAACCGTCATTATCGCCACGTTTGTTTTGTATGGAAATTTTCTTAATATATCATATAGTATAGGATAATCTTCAAACTTTTGTCCTTCGTGATCTCCGGACTGTATTCCCAATGCCTGCCATTGACCATGCACATAGTCTCCTGAGCGATCGTCAAAATCCTCTGGTAATCCTCGTACACTGTCCGAAAAATCCTCTGGATCTAAAAATACTTTGTTTGGTTGTGTGTCAAATTCGTGTTTGATATTTTGCCAATGCTTATCTAGTTGCCTAAAGCATTCGCCCTGTCTACCGATGTAAAATGATTTATCAAGCATTTAGTATATTAACATTTTTATCATGTATCTGTCTATCATGATCTTGCCAATTACTAAAGAACTTTTCGCCGTGGTTGGTTAATTCTTGTTGTTCACTTAATTCAAAGTAGTCTGTGAACTCTATTCCGTTAATTATAATTCTTCTGTTTTCACTTCCAAACACATAAACTATTGCATCATCGTCGCCTAGAGATACACCGTGTTTGCTGTTTTCAACTCTAGTCCATTTACCATCTTCTTTGACCATGTGCGTTCCCGAAACGTGTATGCCTTTGTATTCGTATAGATTGTCTATTAAGAACTTACCAGTTGCAAACACTTTGCCTCCAACTGCTACTTCATCACCTATGTCTACAAGTTCAACTGCTTTGAATGATCCGTCTGCCATTGTTACTGGAGTTCCAGCAATGAAACAACCACCGCCACCTGATCCACCTGAACCCGATGGTGATGACCCTGAACTGTCACCAAAACCTGCCGCTGTTGATGTAAAGTTTATACCTGAATTGAATAATGCCTTCCAGGCACCGCCAACTTTGTAATAACCTGCTGTAACCTGTTTCCATGTACCGCCTACTTTTGTGAAGATGCTGTTAATGTCTTTCCATGCACCGCTTACTTTTGTTGATGCTTGTACTCCAATATTGAAAACAATTACTGCTAATCCGTTTCCACCTGTACCTGCTGGACTTCCACCTGTACCAACACCCGAAGCATAATAACTTTCGCCTGTTCCGTCTGGTGTTCTTCCAGAACCTGAACCTGTTGTTCCGCCTGTCTGAGTTAAGTTCGAACCTGAATATCCTCCAGTACCTGAATTGTCTCCAGATCCACCAGATCCACCTTTTCCGCCAGCGGCTCCACCACCACCAGCACCACCACCTCCTCCGTCTCCAGAGTGAGATGCACCATTTTCACCATGTGTGGCCGGTGAGTTTGATGTTGCTGAATTTGAATTTATACCAGGAACCGATCCAGAGTGATTACCTGCACCAGCACCTCCACCGCCGCCACCTGCAACGTGAGTAACTGTGCCATCAATGCTGACGATAGTGGCACCTCCGCCACCTCCGCCACCACCTGAATATGGTCTTGGACCTGCTGATCCGCCTACACCGCCTGAATATCCTGTTAAACCTTTTCCGTTGGATCCGCCTGGTGCACCACCTCCTGATGATCCACCTGCACCCGCGCCGCCTACTGCAACTTTGAGTGTTGTACCAACTGCTGAAGCACTTATTGTATAACCTGTGTGCTTGACGTGACCTGCCGAAGCGCCTCCACCTCCTGGATTGTCGTCAGGTCCTCCACCGCCGCCACCGCCGCCCCATAGATATATGTCTATAGAAGTAGTGCCTGGCAGTATTTCTGCTTCTTGTACTGTTCCTGTGTAATTAAATGTTTTGACTAAAGCAACCATAAAGGATTATGCCTCCCTTACGAACCAGAAGTCTCCGTTGTTACCGTCACCTGAAGTAGGAGCAGAAGTGTTTACATACTTCGCTGATCCGCCCCATAGGTTTCCATATGTCGCAACTTGACCTACTGTCGGTACTGCAACACTTGAAGTATCTGAAGTTGTTATTGCTGAACCTACTGCCGCCAAATTAATGTTTGTGATTGTAAGTAATCCAGCCGCTGTTGTTTTTAAAACTTTTTCTTTATTTGCGTTACCATCTGTAACTGCATCTGTATCTCTTATAATTTGTGAATATGATGCACCAAAACCTGCTACCCATTGACTCGCTGACTCGTCCCAAAATAGTCTTGCGTCATCTGTATCACTTGTTTCTACTATAATACCACCATCATTGTTTGGTGAACCATTTCCTAATTTTAAGAATTGGTCATTTAATAGGTTGATTTCACCTGAAGTGTTTTCATATTCTCCTGAAACATTTAAGTTTCCTGTAATTGTTACGTCACCTGTAAGGCTTATTCCGCCTGTTGCTCCTACTAATTGTATTGGAGTTTTAGTTGATCCGCCATCATTAACTGTAAATTTTAAATCTTTGTCTTGTTTTGTTTGTGCTACTGTGACATCATTACTTGATACCGAAATAACAAGTTCTTGTTGATCACCTATTCTAACACCTGCATCTACGTCAACTGTCAGTTGTCCTGTTGTAGTGTCTGCCGCGTCTGATCTTAAAAAGTTACCACCTGCAATAACTGATGCACTTGTATTCGTTGTTCCTGATACATCTATCGCCGCCGCCGAAGCAGTTGATCCTTCAAATACTGCCCCTAATGTTGAATTTAATGTTATACCTGATTTAATTGAAGCGAAACCAGACTGTGCTGATCCCGGTGTGAAAGTTTCTTTAGATAGTATTGCTACCCTTGTAGTTCCCACATACATTGACGCAACAGTTTTGTTGACACCACCGTTGTCCTGTATAGTTTCTACTTGCCAACCAGATAAACCTTGTCCTTTTGTAAATTGAGGTCCAACAAGTTGCCATGCTGATCCTGTGTAAACATATAATTGGTCATCATCTGAATCCATCCAAAGGTCTCCTGCACTGGCAGAAGTTGGTTGTGATGATTGTGATTTTGCACCCCCAGTTGGTTTGAAATTAGCACCGTCATAAACTTTTAATTGTGCTGTTGATGTGTCGAAATATAATTCACCTGTCAAAGGTGCCGCTGGTGCAGATGTACCTGCTGAATTCTCTAATAATTTTACAAGGTTTTCGTTTAGTAATTCACCAAACCCAGAATAACTTTTTCCAAACAGTGTTAAAGATGTAGTGTTATCAATAGTACCGTCTGTAATTGTAGTTACTGCTGACCCGTCTGTTTTGTTAATTATGTACGCCATTTGCTAGTATTTATAACCTTCCAACACTTATTAAAATGACACTTTCTCCAGCATCATCTTTGCTTTCCATTGCTTTTCCTACTATTGAACCTAATACCGGACTTATTGCCTTTTGGGCACAGCCTGGATGTGTTCCGCAAGTAGTCAAAAGGTCACCTTTTGCAACAACACCATGTACTTTACATTTAACTTTTCCTACAAGTGCTACTGCTTGACCCTCAGATCCGCTATTCATTAAGTAAGCAGGATCTTCACTTATTACTCCACAAACTCTAGTGTCATTTGAGATTGTTGATTGTGTAATTTCTTTTTCTCCACCAAATATCATAACTGTGCCTACTTCATATTCTGAATCGGATTCATATTTTTCAGCCAAGTCGGCGTATTCAGCCGATGTTGCTTTTGCATATACAGTATTGTATTTTTTAGCAGTCGAACCTATGTCATAACTTGTTGTTGCATCTGGCAAAATATTTTTTGTAGTAAGTGTTCCGCCCATTGTTAATGTTGTCATTGAGTTTGCACCTGTGCTAGTAACATTTCCAGATACGTCACCTGATACTGTTCCTGTTAGGTTTCCGTTAAATGTAGTAGCCTTCACTGTGCCGTTTACTTCTAAAGCCTCTGTTGGAGATGCTGTTAATATGCCAACTCTTGAATTTGTACCGTCTAATGTCACCATTGTTGTGACTGTACCGCCAGCATTTGTTTTGAAACTCATGTTTGTATTCTGCACTGTGTTTGCAAATACAACACCTGTGCCGTCAACTGTGATAGATAAATCACTGTCAGTACCCACAGTCATACCTGAATCTGTAACTACTCCTAGTGTTCCAGATGTAGTATCATTTGCGTCGGATCTTAAAAAGTTTGCCGCCGCTACTCCACCAAGTTTATCTGAGTCTGTTGCAGTTCCGTTATATTTGTTGTCAGTGATGTCTGTTGATAAAGTTATTCCTTTTGAAACAGTTGTGAATCCTGCTAAAGCAGATTTTGGTGTAAAACTTGTTGCACTGATTGTAGCAATTAAATTTCCGTTATTATACCATTTAGTAATATTTTGTGATGTGTCCGTGCTATCTAAAATTGAATCGTAAACAAAACCATTTGTTGTACCTGTCGATGAAGGTGGTCCAACAAGTATACTTGTTGATCCGTTGTAAAAATAAAGTTGTCCTGTATCGCTGTCTATCCAAAGGTCCCCTTGAACCAATGTTCCTGGTGCAGAAGACTGATATGGGACTGTTCCGCCTACCGGAACAAAAGATGATCCAGTGTATACTTTTATTCTACCTGCTGTGCTGTCATACCACATCTGTCCTAACAAAGGTTTTGTCGGTTGACTAGTGTTTGCAAAATTTTCTAATAGATGCAAAAAGTTTTCAGCAATCAATTCGCCATATCCTGCATAACCTTTACCGATAAGACTTAGATCTGTTTGATCATTAACTGCATTATCTTGCACCGTGTATTGGTTTGGTGATGCCGAACTGTTTGTTTTGTTTACTGTATATGCCATTTATTAATATCCAGTGTTACTTCCTGATGTTGTACCACTCACAGTATTTGATGTAGTAACAGCAGTGTCACTTGTTTCAGTAAATGTTGTTAAACTTTGTATTCTTAAAGTATAATCAATTTGGATTAATCTGTTCAATGATTTTTGTACAGGGTGAAAAATAACGTGTGTCAGTAATTTATTTGTTGACCCGTTCTCTGTTCCTTCCCAACTTTTTAATCCTAGTTCATCAAACACATAATCTCCATTGAAATTAGTTGTATTATCAAATGCTGATTGTCCTGTTGGCTCTCCATAATCAAGTGTGCAAGTAACTACTATGTCTGTGTATTTGTTTCCTGCTGTGTGTCTCACTTCCATTTTGTTTTTTGAAGTGTCTTTGTTTGTAGATGAATTGTCATCTATGACTTTGTAATAAGTTTGATTGTAAAGAGTGGCATTTGATCCTGTTGAATTTGGCGTAAGGTAAGTTATAATTCCTGTTGGATCGACGGATGTACCACCATTACCCAACGCCATTTCGTGTACGAAACCTGTTGTTTTATTTGCTAATGAATTTGCCAATGCTTGTGACATATTTTCATAATGTATAGCATTTCTTTTGTCCACAATTACTTCACCTGATTCTGGATCCCATATTTTAATATGTCCAGTCATCATAACTCCGTTATGATCTTGTGGCTTCTTGTTCTCTTCTTTATGTTCTGTTTGTTTAGTTTCTTCAGTCATCCTAGTGTATTTATTCAGGTGAATTTGTTGGCTCTCCTGCTATGAATTTAGCCTGTTGCGTAGTAGATGCTTGTAATCCTTTGCCATCTGCTGGATTACCATCTAAAGCAGTGTACCAAACCTGTCCTTTCTTGTGTAATATTTTAACTTGTACTCCTGATGCTGGTGCTGTGCCTGTTAAAGTAACAGTTGTTCCAGATGCAGTGTAATTAACGGTTGAACCGTCCTCGCTAGTCAACAACAATCGTTGGCCACCAATGAATATGTCTAATTGACTAGCGGAGGTTATGGTTTGTGTTGTGGTAAATGCTGTTGTGCTACCGTCACCAGTATAAGTGTCAGTATACACAGTATCAGCATAAGGTATAGTTTGTGTTCCAGATGCGTCTACCACTTCTGCGCCTGAACTATGGTCCTTAATTCCTGTTCCAAGGGTACCTCTTCTAATTTGAGATATTTTGTTCCCTGATTTAATAAAGTATTCAATTCTTTCTTTGTCTATGAAGACCACACCAGGTGTATTAGAAGCAATATCAGGTTCTGGCACTGCTCCTTCATCTTCAACCTTAAAGTCTTTGTCTTCCATATGTAATCTTGTTTTCAATGTTGTAGTATTTTTCTTAGATATACGTTTGTAAAATGTTCTGTTAAGCATATCTTTGAATATTCTAAATCCTGTTGAACCTGTTGCTGATTCTAATGCAAAATACATAACATCTAATCTGTCAGATGACACTATTGTTTTGCCATACACAGTTAAAGTGTTTCCTTCTATCAAGTAATCTTTTCCTGCATTTAATTGAACTCCATTTAACCAAGCAAATGCATAACTGGAATTAAGAGGTTCAAATCTTAATTTAAATATTCCATTTGATTTTCCTTCAAGCACTTCTCTTCTTAATTTCATACCAAGTGCATTGTTAAATGTTGTGGCAACTATTGTCGTACCTGAAGTGACTGTGAAACCATCGGTACCTAATTGTGTTGTATTCAAAGTAATATCTGTGCCTGATGCAGTGTAATGATTATCAACTAATGTGCTTATTGCAATTACATCTGTTGCTGTAGGCACACTTCCAGTAACAAAGTTTACATTTTGGTTTGAAATGTCAACGGTATAGTGAGTGTTTAAATTTTTCTCTACACCATTTACAAACACTTGTACTTGACTTGCACTTGTAATTGTTTTTGCAGGATCTACTGTTGAATCTTCGCCAACACTAGACGATACTCCATATGTATAAGTGCTACCGTCTCCCATATAATATGAATTGTCCGGACCACGTAACATTTTTCCTGCTATCTCTAACATGGTCAGTCCTGAGTATGGTCCTATTGCACCAGGAGGATATGTTAAACCTATTACGTTGGTTGAACCATCGTAAGTGATTACTTCTCTTCTGATACTTGCGTAACTTCTAGATGAAGTTGTTGATTTATTGAATCCTGCTATTTGTATTAAACTATTCACTGCTGGTGCAGAACTGAAAGTTATTGTAATTGTATTTGCTGTTGTGCTACTTGTAAATGCAACTGTTGGCACACCATCTATTGTTACGAACATCTCAGAAGATGTTGAATCTAAATTAAATTCACCCCTTGTGCTTGTTGTATAAGTCGCTGTACTACCATCACCAACAATAGTGTCTAACACTCTATAGTTCTCACCTGATATTGCAAAAGTTTTTATTCCTATAACAGAATTATTGGCCGGTGCTGTTCCAAAAATTATTTTTTTAGTTTTTACGTTTACAGTGTAATCTGTAGTTAATCTTTTAATAACTCCGTCGACACTGACAGTTACTGATGCAAGTGTTCCAGGATAATCACCAAGTTTGAAAACTTTTGTGTTTCCGTCACCAATGCTTGATGTATCTGATATAAATGGCACACCTGATTCCGGAGCAGTATAAACTTTTATATCTACTGTGTCGAATATTTGTCCCGGTACTGCTTCTTCTGGGGCGTAACTTGTTTCTGGAGAAACAAATTCGTCTCCTTCCAATATGATATCAGATGGAGCAGTACCTAACGCAGTTCTAAATAATCCGCCACTAATCACATTATCCAGTGTTCTGTCATCTGTAGGTGTTGTAACTCCATCTTCGTCAAATGGTATAAATTCGATCATTGCGCCTTCGTTTGGCACAGTGCTTAATGTAAATGCAGTAGTTGATCCGTCGCCTCTAAACACATCACTCAATCTTCTTTTTGTGCTGTCGTTCTCAGAAACATAAACTTGATATGCTTTTGAAGATGCAGGAGCAGTTTTGAATGTATATGTTGCTGTTGATCCATCTGCGTAGAAAGTTTGTATGTTGGATGTGTTAAATCTATCCCAACCAACTGTGTCCCAACTAAAGTTGTTCCAACCTTTACCTTCATTGAACAATAATCCAGTAACCATTGTTCCGCCATAGTCAACTCCGTCCATTAATTGATTTAATTCGTTGCCTGGCATTCCATCACCGGGTGTGTAGAAACCTTTAGTTCTATCTGATGCAGTTAATCCAGTTTCGTCTCCATAAATCCTTTGGACTTTATCTTCGTTTTCATCGAAGTCTGATGTTGCTGTAAAGGCACTTGTTGCTCTATACAATTCGTTGTTGTATCTAATTAGGTCGCCATAAACGTAACTTGCAAGTGCAGTCCAATCTTTTACTCTAGAAGTTGATAGCACTCTATCAAATTTAATTGTTGTATTGAAATCTCTAACCAAGTCATTTTCTAAATATGCGTATGCTTTTGCCTGGTCTGATGGATTTACTCCTGTCGCTGTACCACCTGATATAATAACTGTTGGTGTTGAAGTATAGTTTCCACCAATATCAGTAACCGTTATAGAAGTTACTTTGCCATTTACAATTTTTGCAGTGGCTTTTGCCTGAGACACATCAGTCTCGTAAGTTTTATATAACAATGATGCCTGTGTTTTACCATGGTTCATTGAACTGTTAGGCATATAAAAAGTAACTCCAGGATACTCATCAAAAGTATGACTATGTGCAACTCCGGAGCCACCATTTTGACTATCCCAAATTTCTGCATTTTGTTCACTAGTAAACAATGGATAAAAATATCCATAAGTTCCAGAAGTACTTCCCGAACTGCTAGTGCCTAATAATTGGAATGGACCTCTTGCACCTGTAGTTCCGCCTATAATTGTAACAGTAGGTACGTGTGTATAACCCGAACCACCCGATGTCACTGTAATTGATTTTACATATTTTTTGTAACTATCATTGTACATCTTCCATGGGTAAAGTGAAAGTTTTGCAGTATCTACATTTAAATCTACGTTTCTAATTTTTGCATTAAGAGGATCATAAAAAGGAGGATTATCAAAGTCTGTGAATATTCCATCCATGTCCTCTTGCTTATTGTAACCAATTTTGTATTCTCGTAATTTTGTTGCAAATGGTTTTACTTCTTTTATGTAAGATTCTACCCATGCATCTGTTCCAACTTCGTAATTTTTTCTTTGGTCAAGTTGTCTGATACTGTTTTTAGCATTTACAAATGATGTTTTGAACATCCAATCAACATATGTTTGTTCGCTGAGTACAGTTCTTAGTCCTATGAAGAATAATTTGTTATAGTAAATTGCAAATTCTCCAGTGAATAAATCATTTTTTAATGCTTCTAAAATTTTTCTAGTTTCTGTTGTAGGTTCTTGGTCAAAAGTGTTATCATCAAACCTATCTTCTCCAGCAAATCCTGTGTCATCTTGTGTATAATCATAAAGTTTTGTACTCAACTGAATAGTTCCATTTTCAGTACCAACGTTTGTCCATCCAGAAGAAGTTTTTTTGAATAATTTCCAACCGCCTGTGTCTGCTTGTAAAACTTTTACAATGGCATCAATTTTGGCATCTGTAGAATCTAATTCATACTGATAATTAATTTGTTTCTCTATTATAGTGTTTGCATCAAAACCAGACGCATACCAATCTGCATATGACCAATATCTCGATGTCTTGTAAGTTTGTGTATCTGTTCTAGTAAATATTTTTCCAGCCTGAGACCATTTGTACACTGACCAAAGTCCTTGTACTGTCTCATCTGATTTCACTAGATAATTTGCATCACCTGATATGTCAGCAGTGTTTATATAAGTTAAATCTGCATATGTATCTACAGATGTATCATATTGTCCAGATGCAAGTGTTGGTTCTGGATCCTCAGAATTTAAATTTGTTAGATCAAAACTTCCTGCGAATTCATTTTCTTTTAAAACAGTATTTGCATAATCAATTATTTGTTTCAATGCACTAAATCTATCTCTATACCAACTTTGTCTTGGTCTCTGTCTGTTTCCATATTTTAAATTCTCTCTAAGATCCGGATCAGGTACTTTATCACCTGCTGTGTTTACACCACATAACGAATCCCACCATTTAGTTTCAATTGTGCTGTTTACACTAAAGTTCTTGTCATCTTCTCTTATAAGTTTCCAAACAGAATATGAATCTCCATCAAAATTGATATTTCTAAAGTCAAAATTAAAGACAGAAGAACCAGGCACAACAAGATTCTCACAATTAAACACTAAAACTTTATTTTTATCTGTGACTCCAAAATAAGGAATTCCTGATGTTGAAGGATTGCTAATTGTTAATTCTAACGTTGTTACTGGTATACGTCTCTTAACAACACTTTTTGTTGGAAGACTGCTTTTGTTTCTAACCCAGAAATAATAATAATTTACGAATCCGTCTTTTCGAGAATCATATTTTTGTTTAATTGTTACTGCGGAATCATCTGTTTTGTAAGGTATTCCGGTTATCCCTGCCGCTACTCCGTCTGTTGATCTAGATTGTATCAAATATTCAGAAGGTGGATAAATTGATTCTACCCATTCATAACAATGTATCTCTGCACCAGGAAATAGTTTACCCCAGTTGTTTGCTTTGTATTCTTGAGTGTGTTGCTCATACCATAACCATTTTACTTTGCTTAGATCCCACCAAACTTCGCCTAAATGATCTTCACCCCATGCAATCTTGCTGGTATCTGATGTGCCATAATTGTACCTTGCAGGATCGAGTGATGTTTTGAATGAAATTTCTCTTTCTGCTACACCTAACAATCTTCCTTTGACTGGATCGTAGTAATTTAAATAATCTGTTATTGAATTTGAATCTTTATTGAATACAAATGCTTCACCTATTCTATCTTTATCTATTAAAGGCGTCTCACTTGTAATTGCCTTCCAGGCATATGTGTTTAATTCATTGCAATCATATATTGTTAGAGTTCCATCATTAGAAGCAAGAGTGCTACCATCTGTGCTTATGTTTCCATCATCTTCAGGAGCACCTACAAACACTGATTGGTCTATAACACAAACTCCTCTTCCAAAATCATCGTCCGAAGATACCGAACTTGTAATCAATCTTTCGTCTATGACAAATTTTGTATTGTATTTTGTTAATGTGTAAGCACCACCAGATCCAACGTTTTGATCTATAATTGTAGTTGCCTGCAAGTCAAAACTTGTTGACCCAGAATCTAACCTTAATTCTTTATCACTCGACACACCTGCGGCTCCAACAATAATTCTTGTAGCACTATCATTAATATCTAAAGATGTTCCAAATTTTTGATTTGATTTTTTCTCCGGAGATATCACTGTTTGATCTAAAGTGTAAGTGTTTGTGGAACCGTCTGCGTTCCATTTGTAAATGTGTACCGCACCTGCATCTGCGTCAACACTATCGTCGTATCCAGGAGAACCTATTGCTAAAGTTTTTCCATCCTTACTCATTGTCATTGATTCACCAAATGCAGTGTTCAGTGAAGATCCGTCTGCTGATATTCCTGTTAATGTTTGCACCAAATTAAATGTATCAGATGTACTACCGTCATTTGTATGGCCTTGTCTTACAAATATTTCAACTTTTCCAGCAGTGCCGGGTGATTTGGAAGATATTGCAATAATATCTCCATTGTCGTTTGCTTGGACTATATGTCCAAATCTTTGGTTGCTACCACCGTCGGGTGCTTCAATTACTGATGTTTGTGTCCATGTATCATATGTTGATCCGTCTGCGCCTACTCCCCATTTATAAACATAAACTCTACCCGTATCTGTCAAATGTCCAGGTGCACTTACAAACAAGTATTTTGTTGGAGTGCTTCTTACACTGTCTCCAGGTTCTGAAATTTTATGCGACCAACCAAAATTTAAATTTTCATTTGAAGTTGAACCATCTGTTGGAGGATTGATAGTGTTTAATAAAGAATATTTGAAAGTTGCAGTGTCCCATACATAAACTTTTATAAGTCCTGAATCTATTTGTCTTGTACTTCCGTCTGAATCAACTGTGTTCGTGTAAGGTGCACCTGCAACAACAAAATTTTCATCTGTACTCATCGATAATGAGTAACCAAGTTTACTAGTATTATCGTTGTTGTCGGTCATAGTTGCAGAGTTTTGTACACTGAAACTACTTCCAGCACCTTCGTTTACCACTGTGCCTAATGCGTCATTTGTGCTTGAACTAAATGTTGATCCTGATTGTGCTCTAAATAAGAAATGTAAAGTTCCTTGTCCTTTTGTAGGAGCCGCAACTACCACTGTTCTTCCATCGTTTCTGGCAACAATGTTGTAACCGTAATCTTGATTGTCTATGACATCAGGTGATTTTGTTACTTGGCTAGTGTAAGCATTTACTTTTTCATATACTTTCCATAAACCTTCAGAATCGGCATCGGCAAATACTTTGTCACCAACCCTGTTTATAACTGTGTCTTCTGGTTTATATTCTAAAAATGACAACTTGTCATTGACAGCATCCATTGAACTCAAACGTACACTTATGAATTTGTAAACGTTGCCAAATGTGTCAGCCGTTGATCCGTCAGCGACTGTTGGAATAAAATTTGTATTTCCTGCGTAATCTATTATAATAGTATCCTTGCTTTCAACCGATTTGACTTGATGAACAGCATTTAAATCATTTGATTTACTATTGGACACCGCAAAATAATCGGCAGTTGTTGTGTTTGATGCTTGTTGTAAACTATGTGCTTCAGTAAATTGTATTTTTAACTGCGTTGCTTCGTTCATAGGTGTAATATTTTTAATTCTGAAATCTGCTTCAGTTATTCTAAATACGTCCCAGTCATGATTGTGTTTACTTGCTACCCAAATTAATTCCGCTCCAGACACATTGTTCACATCAAGATTTTTCAAGTCTTTGATATGGAATGCTGAATGTTGTACCTGTGTTACTTGTGGATATCCAGCAGTCGGCAATAATTGTTGAGTTTCTCTATCTATGCCAACGCCTGAATAATCTAACTGACTAAATGTACTAGATGGTGTATAATCAATAGGTTTATCATACAAGGTATCTAGATAAGAAACCTTAGAACGTGCATATTGTGGAGAGTCAACTGTGTTATCTAAAAGTTCTATACTTTGTATTGTGCCACAATTTTCTGATGCTGTGAATTCAACCTGTACACTTTTTTTAGCATCTGAATTTCCTATATCGCCAGTTCTTATCATCCATTCCGGATAAAGGTCGATAGATATATCTTGGTTTTGGTACTGTGCTTTTAATAGTTTATCTATAGCATTTTTGGTACCTTTTTCTCGGATATATCCTTGATAAAATTTGTATTGAGAAATATCATTAGCAAATAGGTTCTCTAAATAATCCCTGCTTTGATATCCGATTAATTTTTGTGCAAGAGTTTGTTGCGTTTCGTCAAAGTTGTTGGTTTCAAGATTGTAAAAATCTTTAAATTGTGAAATTTTGTATTCAAAGTTAGGCAATAACTGTGGAGCAGGTTTTTCTGTTTTGTATATAAATTTTTCAGTTTCAAAATTACTAGATGATGTATGATTAACTTTCGCTACATAAAACTTACCTTGATATTCTACTGTGTCACCAATTTTATAATCTTGGTTCGCTGTCCAATAATTTACTTTTGCAGAATCATAAACAAATCCAGGAGCAGAGAAGTCTCCATTCCATTCACCTGTTTTCCATCCTATCAGTTTAAGTCTTTGTTGCCTAAATCCAGTTTTTGGATCATATAATATGTCACTAAACACAGTCTTGTTATCAAATAAAATTAAATGCTCTTTTTGTACACTTAACATCTCAGCATTGAATATACCTTCCTTGCCAATAGAAGACATATCAAAAATATTTCCTAATTTTTTAACAGAAATATCTCTTGGATCAAATTTCTTACCGCCTGCATCTAATACTGAATAGTTTCCTGATAGTCCTCGTAATTTTCCAACAACACTATTTTTTGTTGTAAGCATTAAATTTTCAGCACCGGGAGATAAAGTTATTGCTGATCCATGCGACCAGTTTTGTGTCGTCCAATATAAAAATTCTTTTACTGATGTATCAAAATTTTGTACTTCACCGATTTCTTTAGAAAATTTGTCAAAAGTAAATCCTTGTTCTTCTAAATATTTTCCGTAACCAAATAAAAAGTCAACGACATCCTGTATTTCCATAAACACATGACCATAAGGAATAACCTGTGCGTCTTGAAGGAATGAAGCAAATTTTTCTGCTCTAGCACCCCCAACTTCAACTTTACCTGTAATACCTCCTCTAATAGGTTGATAAAAAGTAAAATAAGGATTTTCTGCACTGTATCCAATTACCCTATAACCGCCTACAAGTGTTGACCCGTCTTCTGACAGTTCAGTATTTTTTTCAATCAACACACCTGAATATTGGTATGTGTTTACCGGGTTCGAAGTTCTAAATAAAACTTTGTAGTTCTCATCGGGTATAAATTTTGAACCTGCTGAAGAACCAGGAGATATACTATCAAGCATTACCTTGATATTTTCTTTATCTGTAAACCCACCTAGTTTGTATCCTAATTGAACTTTAAGATTTTTCATTTTATCGTAGTAAAAAGTTTTAGGATCTAATCCTTGATGAATCAGATAGTTCACTATCCAAGGTTGATAACCTGCTGTTTGATATCTTGTAACAACACCTGTTGCAGTATTTGTGATTGTTTCTAAATGATATTTTGCGCCTGAAAGTGTTTGTCTAATACCTGTGTCGTTGTCAATTAAATTATTCGATACATTTGTTTTGAGTCTTGAATTATCTAAAAAGATACTAAAGAATTTGGCAGGTTTCAACACCGCCATCATTTTTACTATGCTGAAAGGATACGCACTTGATCTTCTCCAAGCCGTTTCCGCGGGTGAATGATCTCCAAACTTCCAATTCCTTTGTCTCATAAACAGATCCAGATCTTTTACAAGTCCAATCTGTATTGGATTTTTTAGATTACCTTGATCGTCGACAGGTAGATAAGATTTGATTTCTGACTTGCCATATCTACCAGACATACCTGCAACAGCGTCCCAAAGAATACTGTTACCTGCTGTGTATGGTGCTGAACCGTAAGTGCTTTCCCAATCGCTAGGTTTTTCAGCATGACCCATCATTTCCCATGGGTGAGTATGAGGACGATCTGTGTCATACACATATTTGTATATTGCTCGCCAATGTCCTTGTAAAAATTTGCCGTCAATTTTTCCTAGTGATGATGCGTAGTTATATGTAAATGGCTCCGGCTCTCTGTAAGTATCATTTGTGATATATCTAATATTGTTTCTGCCTGCCCATGTGAAAAAATCTTTTCCTATGACATCATTAACTTCATCTAAAGTATATTCTGTAGTTTGGAAAATGCTAGGTATGATAGAGTTTGGATCTAATTTTTCTGCGTCATAAGAAACTTTAATATTGTTGTAAATTCTTTTTTCAAGTTCTAATATTAAATCATCTCTGTAATCACCATATGCTTTTATCCTTGAACCATCATGCTTTACAATTACATCGGTGTTTGTAATATAAGTGTCGTCTGTAAGTTTTTCAGGTTTTGTTTTTGGATATATTCCTAATTTACTTGGAGTTGGTGGAATAAAACTACCAGTTGTATTGGAATAATCATAAATTTTTATGATATCACCCACTGCAAGTGTTTTTGATATAGAAATTGTATCATCGGTTGTACTAAACGTATAATCATGATCCAATACCAATTGAACATCATTTACATAAACGTACACTGCTCTGTTGCTTAAAGTAGTTGAACTAAATTGTGAATCTATAGCATAATCAGTATCATTTGCATCTGCAACTGTGAATGTTCTCAAAGTTTTTGCCTCACCGTGTCCTATCATGTCGTCATAAAAGAAAGGAAAAGATGCTGTTCTATCTTGATTAATGGCTCCTAATATTTCATCTACTCTGTCCGCGGCTACACCCTCGTAAGGTGAATCCATTGTGTAAGTTAAAAAACTGTTGTAAAATTTTTCATATTCAATCGCACAATAGTTCATTGCATTGATTAAATTTGCTTCTTTGTCAATTAAATTGAATACAGCAGGAACCAAACTTCCTTCGTGTTGTATGATTGTTCCACCTGCGTTATATGCCTCTGGATAATCTCTCAATGTCGATGCGCCAGGAAAAACTCCAGTCACATACGTTGCTTTATCAAATAAATCCTGCGTATGTCTTACAATCTGTCCATATGTAAAAGATCCTGTCTTTTCATTCAAGCCATTGAATTCTAAATTTTCCGGGACCTCATAAATTCCTTTGTCGGAAACTTTTGCCGCTTTGCTGTAACATTTAATAACAATTCTATCGCCAACTGTTTGATCTTTTGTAAATTGAATGTATTTGAATGTTGTTCCATCTACAATTTTATAATCTGTATCTAAATTTTTTCTACTACCATTTACTAAAACACTTACTTCAAGATCAGTTAAGTCCACTGAATTTTTATAAAAATCTATAGGAAATAATTTTTTCTCGGTAGCATCTACAAAGTAAGTTCTTATAACCCTTTGTTTGGCTCCTGTTGGTCTCTTTGTCCATGCACCAACCGAGTCATGAGATGTTAAACTTTTGTTATAATGTAAATGTGTTTCTGCTAAATTTTTTGTTTCGGTTGAATTTCCGTTTCTGTATGTAAAAGTTCCGTCTGTATGATCGGAATCAAAAACAATATCTCCAACATTATTAATTGTGTTGTACTTAATTTTCATTCCAAGCACAGTATCTTCTGTTGCCGAATCGGATGTTTGGAAACTAAAAATTTTAGAACCAGTAAACGAACTACTTGGATAAGTTTGAGCGTCATTTATCAGCACATGATTATTATCATATAAATTAAAAAGCGGACTTTGATTTAATTTTGTTTTTTCCTGAGAATCTTGCCAAGTCAATGCACTGTCGGCATCATGATCAAAATAAAATGTTTTCCCTTGATTGTCTTCACCAAATTCAACAAATACACTTTCACCTCGTGATGCAACTGCATCTGACTCTTCAGTTAAGTTTATAACCTTTGTTGAATCTGAGGCAAGAACAAAATTAACTTTATAAATTTTATTTTTTACTATTGGGTCTGTGTCTTTGGCGAACACAACTCTCATACCGTCAGCAAGTGCAACACCGTCTACAATGTACCCTGCGGAATTACTTACAGTGCTAAATGCATCTAATGTTGTTGTGTCAAATAAAGTTACAGACTTTTTGGCAATTTTTCCGTGATTAAATAATTCTATACCTGAGTCAAATTCAATAATTGGTCTTTTTGCTCTTTTAGTTTCGTCTAGGTTAGGTGTGTATCCATTTACTTCTGCAGATTTTTCAATTACAGATCTATGAAACCATCTATTGTATCTTGACCATGCATTTCTGTCCGGGGAATCTCTTTTAATTGTAATGTAATCAAGTTTCTCTGGTAGATAAAATGCTTTTGAATATGGTTTAGAATCAAAAATATATCTGTCAAATGGTATAGTGCTTGTTGTTGCATAACTCTCAGGTGTAATTAAATCTTCTACAGGAGTTAATGTAATTGATTCTCCAACCCCTTCAACATAAAATTCTCTGTTTGCGTAGCCTGTTGCATCTGTAACATTGTTGCCAAACTTTATTCTCATACCATTTGATATTTCAAGTGTTCTTAATTGGTGACGTTTTGCACCTAAAATTTCTTTTGCAACATCAATTTTTGAATTTGTTTCAACTTTAGCAACATTAAATATTCCGTTCATTGCACTGTGATTTCCGCATTGATAGTATAAAACATCCGGAGCAGTTGTTGGCACTGTAAAAGTTACTGTGCCGTTGTCGGCACCTTGGTTTGTAACACCTGTGGAATATATCACTGATGTTGATCCATCTTCTGCAATACCTTCTTTGTAAGGTTCGGTCATGATTTTGAATGAATGACCTTTTGCATCAACATTGAACTTATAAGTGTTTCCTTTGTATAATTTTATGTTTGGATTTTCTGAATCACCTGTTGTACTAAATTTAAATGCACCTTTAACAGCAGTAACATTTATTTCAGTTACAGCATTTGGTCCAACGTCATCAATTAATATACTGTTTGGTCCAATCGGTAACCAATAGTATTCTCTGTAATTAATTAACTTGTCTAAATCTACGGACGGATTCCAAGAATAGACATTGGAGTCATGCAATCTATCATGATTGTCTACCTTGCCACCTAAATATTTTAATTGATTAATGTAATCATCATACGTGCCTGAAAATAAAACTTGGTCTTCAGGATTTATAGATGTTGTATCTTTGTTTGTGTAAGTTACAGTAGGCTCTAATTGATAAGCCATTCTATCTCTGCTTGTTGCACTTATATAAGTGTCACTTGTTACTCTTGTATTAGCATCTTGTTTTCCTATAAATCCATCTAGTCTTTCTAATGCGCCTTTCTGAATCAAAGGATCTATTGTGCTTGATAAAAATCTATGGTTAGAATCTGTTTGGAAAACAACAGGAAGGTGTGCTATACTTCTTCTGAAAGTAGTTTTTCCGTTGTCTAGACTTACAACTTCTTGGTTTGCTCTTGAGTTAAGTGGATTATCTGCCATTAGTATCCTGCCCCACTACTGCCGGTACTTGAACCGGATCCTGATGTAGTAGAGCCTGACACTGCTGATCCTGATGTAGTTGTTGTGCTTGATGTCGTTCCTGTAGATGTAACTACTGTGCCTGATGCAACTAATTGGTTTGCTCCTAAGGCACTTATAATTGAAACATCATCAACGGTGGCCCCACTGATAAAAATTTCGTCTGTCGCACTTGATATTTGGAATAAACTTCCAAAAGTCTGTCCTGACTGATTTGGCACAATTACTACTGTCAATAAATCTGGTGCCAATTGTTGGTGAATATATGCGGCTAGTTCTGTGAAATAAAAACTATCTCCAAAATCCCAATTATCCAAAGCAAAATATTCATTTATTGCCGCTACTACCCTTGTTTTGATAACAGCATTAGATATGTTTGTTCCTGGATTTTTCACTACTTTAAATGTTGCTTGTAAACTTTCGTCAGCATATTGCCCAAATAATATTCTGTATTTTACAGGATGATAAACAATTTGATCGTTAAGTGATTTCAAAGGATTCAAAGATCCGGAATAACTTATTCTCAATTGGTCAGGTGTGCTTGGAGTTGGTTTTGTTCCGCCGTCCTGTAACCATATTCTATATAGGTTGTCATAAGATCTTTCAAGCATATAACAATCAATTATGTTTGAAACACTTGGATCAATTCTTGTTTCTTGCCCTGCATTATGTTTGTATTGGAATAACAGACTGCTTCTTCCACGTCTGCCATAATAATCTGTTGTTGTAGTTAAAGTGTTTGTTGTTGAATTGTATTTTTTCACAACGTCTTCCGCTTGATCATAAAAATAAAATAACTGATCGTTTGAATAAGTTGCAGAACTTAATGTAATGTCTGCTTCTTTTTCTGCTACAACAAAGTTTGTTGCCGCATATGGTCTAAATCTTTCTATATTATTGTACGAAAGATATTTTTCGAAAAAGACAAATTTTGTGGTAGGCGAAGTGTCAGGTTCTACACAAATATCAAATAATTCTGGATTGTCAACAACACCATCATCATCGGCGTCGTAAAAACCTACTTTTACTTTTGCGTTGTCCTGGTATCCGTCTGCTTCTGTTACTGTGTCTACAATTTGCCATTGTAAAGGATAACCTATTGAATTTCCTGTTGATACTAAACTGTTTGTTTTAAGAAGTTTTACAGTGTCTTTTACTGCTAGTCCAGTTTTATAATCGTAAATTTTTTCTTCAACATCATAGTGAAATTTATTTTGTTTTTCGGATTCAAATATGTAATCTAGTGATCTGTATGTAACTGTGTATGTATTGCCGTCATTTGTAAAATTAAACCACCAACTTTGATCTAAATTTGTACCTGTAGTTGATCCTGCGTTACCTAAACCAAATACTGTGCTTGTACTAACATTTGTAGACGTAATCACTTTCCATTCTTCGTTTTCCTGATCATATCTCAATGCAAAATTTTCATAAGCATTAACTCTATCAATTAAATCGTTTTTCAAAGCAGTTGTAAAGTTTATTGTAAAAGCAGGAATGACTGCGTTAAGCACAGCACCGTTTGGAATTATGTCAGTTAGTGATATTGGACCTACTCCGGTCTCCAAATTACCTGTACCGTTATTAGCGCCATCACCTTCTACTTCGCCTATTTTTGCCCATTCTCTATCAGTGGCGTTATCTGTTGAACTTGCAACAAATTTTCCATTTAAGAATTTGTTTGTGTTCGGTGAAGTGAACTTTATTAACGAACCTGCTTTAGCATATTTTAAATTTGATGTTGCATAGATTCCTGTTTTTAATGCACCTGTGCCTGTTGTAAAATATCCAGTGTTTAAATTTGTGCTTGTAGTTGTTGAATTCCACGTAGCCGACAAAGTTGCTAAATTTTTAGTTCCGTATTTTAAGTAGTAAAACTGTCTGCTGTATGGCAATTTTAATTTTGCTTCGACTTTAGAATTAATGGTGTCTAAAATATTATTTTTGTTTTTGAATGTAAAAGTAAAAGTGTTATTTTTTTCTTCTCTGTACAAAATACCATCTTCCGCAAATATACTCAAACTCGAGTAAGCACCAGTAGGATCTAAAATTTCTTTCTGTCTAGAAACGCCAGATGCTGTTCTGTTTACGGATCTTACTTTAATAATTTCCTGTGATGCAGATAAAGGTACAACTTGATAGTCTTCTGCTGTAACCATTCTATTTTGCGAGTAAAATGTTTGTGGTGCTTTGTCTCTAATAGAATCATTGCTTTCTGACGCAGTTGAATTGTAGATACTTTGTTTTAGTGATGCTGTAACTGTAAGTGTTTGTTGTGATCCGTTTTTATCAATATACGGAATTGCAAGATTAATACGTTGCATATCAGAAGGTGTAATTGAAAATTTTTCATTATCACTTGTTCTGTAGTAACATCTAAAATTTCCTAATGGAATATTGGAAAAGTTTCCATCACCAAATGCTAAATCAATGGCATCACCATCTCTAGTAATTACATTGTAAATATTTCTTACGTTTTTTGATAATGAATTGTATATGGCGTTGTTTCCTGAAAGTGAAGGAACCTGTGTCCATTTTTCTGATATTTGATTCAAGTCGTCTAGTTTGTATAACCACACATCTGAATTGTTGATATTTTGTGCTCCGATAGGTTGCGTTAAATTTGTTGTAGAGTTTTCAATTGAAAAATCTTGGAACGATATATTTCCTTGTTTGAACAAAAAGAAGAACCCTGTGTTGTTTGATGAATCTCCTGCGCCGTCTTGTCTGTAAGCATAAGTTAAACCAGTTCCCACAATTGGCTCATTTTCAAATATTGATTCTGATCCTGTAATTGCTGACGGGACCACTTCAAAATTCCTACTAACACCACCAATATTTTTTGTAAATTTAAAAAGAGGCAAATCTGTTTGATTTGATGATAATGTGTAAATGTCTGTTTGTATTCCACCGATGTTACCTGCTTCTCTTGGTTTTCCAAAAGTTTGTCCTGTGGTGTTTGCCGCACTCATGATAGAAATGAACTGTTCTCTGTAATTAGAGTTAATAGAATCGTTCCAAACGATTGTTTGGTTTGCTAAATTATTTCCTGTTGAATCTCTTACGTCTTCTGTGGTAGTAACAGTATCAATTTTTAACAATCCTGTTGCTGGTTGATTTCTTTTTACATTGTAATTGATTAAACGTGCTAATCTTAAAATAGAATCTCTTCTTTCGGCAGTTGCTAAAAAGTTTTCTCTAGCATTGAGGTCAACTCTGAATGCAAGTGCCTGAGCGATATAGGCAATCAGATCAAGCAACGCAACATATTCTGAACTTTCTACGTAATCGTTGAAATCATCAGGATAATTTTCACGCAGATAATTGACCATTGTTCTACGCAGTGTTTCAAAGTCATAAGATTTGAAATCAGCCTGTTGAAAAGCCTGGTAGATCTTTGTCCAATCTTCCGCTACAAGTAATCTGTTTTGTCTATCTGTTGTGGCCATATCGTATACAACGATATTTATAGTATTAATAATATGCGTATATTATATTAGATCGTTTGCCATATCTTCAGTGAAGATAAACTGCATTTTTTCTGTGATATCTAACGGTACATAACGTATTGATGCCTGAATCGCTATGCCATGCTCTGCTTCAGTTACTCTTATTTCCTCAACTCCTATACGAGGATCGGCGTTCAAATTTTGCGTTATATCGTCTGTGACTGCTTCTTTGAGAGAATCTGTAAACTGTTCAAACAACAAATCGTATATGATTGTGCCAAATTCTGGATTCTCAACTCTTTCTCCCTTACGTATAGTAAGTCTGTTGAGCAGATCTTGTTTAGCACACTCGAAATCATACAATTTGTAATTGGCCTCAGATGCTTTGCTACTGAAACCCCTAAAGGTAACTCTGTTTCCTTGACTTCCACCTGTGTTTGTGCTTGATACGTATGCCATATAAAATATTTATTAACTAAAAAATCCCTTAATTTTTGATCCTATATTTTTAAAGTCTATATTTGAAATTCCACTAGATAAACTTTTTATTGTGTTACCAGCACTTGTTATTAACATTTTTGCTTGTCCTACACTTGTGATCCTACCTGATTTGACCATTGTGTATGTTTGTGTCAAAGATGAAACGTCATTGAATATTGATGCCGCGTTCTCTAAATCTACTACACCGTCGACAGTGGAGTATACATCATTGGTAACACCTTTGATTGATTTGTTTATAGCAGACAAGTTGTTTGTTGCATCACCTATAACATTGTTCATTGAACTTAAATTTTTACTAATTTTTGAACCTTTTAGTGTAAAGACATCTCCCGATGCGTTTGTGAATATTTGATTTGCAAATAGTTGTAAATCTTTATCACCCACAACGTCTATTACTTCTTGTACAAGTGCACCTTTTTTGCTGTCAGGAATAAATGGTGCCGCAGTTTTCAGTACATTTGATATATTATATGTTTTATTATAATCTTGACTGAATAATTTTAATGCCTCGGAAGCCTTTTGTACATTTGTGCTGTTACCCATTTTCCATTTTGCGTAAGCAAGAGCATCTGCCTGTAGTTGTCCTAATTTAATAGACTCTATGTCAGACTCTCTGTTTCTCTGTTCTATAAATTCTTTAGTGCCTGGAGTTCTTGCTTTTGTTGTGTACTCAGAATCGTTCCAAGGTCCTGTCGTAGAATTAAATGCAGACAATCTAAATCTCGGTTCGTGATGCACAAAATTATGCACAGTTGTTCTTGTTTTTCTTGTGCCTGGTTTCAATATTCCCACTTGTCCGCTTGATCCTTTTACTGTAAGTTCAACATCATTTTCTAATCTTGGGTTTACTGTGGCCGCTTCTGGAGTAAGCCATGTTGGTCCCCATTCTGCTGAAGCGAAAGTGGAGTTCAAATGCACTGCCGATCCTGCCAGGTGAACTGATCCACCGGCTCCTATCATTGTGCTGGCACCGTACATACTGATGCCTTGCTTACCGTATGTTCTTACACCACCTTCCTGAGCACTTGTGAACACACCGTTGTGTCCAAGGTTCATTAAATATTTTCCGCTTTGTACATACTCACCTTCAGTGGCCATCCTGATCATATTCCTTGCGTGGACATTAAAGTTTCCATCACAGTGTATATTCATGTCGCCTTCAGTACGCATATTGATTCCACCTATACCTGAGTATATGTCGACTTTTCCTTCTTTGTCCATCTCTATGTAAGAATTTCCAGATGCGTGACTGATGTAGATTGTTTGATCCGAATCGTGCATTAAAATTTGGTGTCCTGAAGATGTACGCATTCTTAATAACTGGTTGCTTCCACCTTTTTCTCCGTCATCCATTACAAAAGAATGACCGTGATGCCTATCTGTTTTTGTCTTGGCCTCCTGTGCGCCAACATTAAGTTCACGTGAGTCTCCTCTGACTCTACCCGGAGTACTCCATCCAAACACTGCACTAGGTGATTCTCTGGTTGCACTCGAAGTTGTTGTACCTCTAACAGGGTCTCGTATAAGTCCTTGTTTCTTTAATTGATCTGCAAGGTCCTCATTGACAGGATATTTCCTTGAAGGGAAATCGTCGTATGCTCCTTTTTCTCCAGATTGTACTTTTCTGTTTCTTTCTGTTACAGGTAATTGTTGTGTTCCATAAAGTTGTGATGGATCTCCACTGCCCATGTCGCCGGCCGCCTCTGTGCTTAAACTGTTGTTTGAGTTTGAACCCATGCCTGGTATCATTTGGTTTGTGCCTGGCTCTTGCACACAACCTATCCAAAATGCAGATTCTACTTTATTTTCACCTTTTACAAAAATCACTACCACAGATGTGTCTATGTCTGGCGGAACTGCCCACATACCATACGAGTGTTGGTTAGTTTCTTGTTTGAATGGATCAGTACTGCTTACTGCCTTGTAAGGCTTTGCTCCAGCGAATGGAGAAAGATACTGGCACCACACTATGTCATCCATTTTTGGATTTTCCGCTTTAGTTAGTGCAGGAATGTTAACTCCCAATCTACCCATTCTCAACGGATCGACATTGTATTTTACCTGTCCTATGTATGGTCCTGTATCAATAGACTTGAATTTTTCATTAAAATCTTTTTGATTATCTTGTGTGTCTGTGAAACCAAATGATGTTTTGTATGCCATTATAAGCCTCCCCTAATTCTGCCTGCTTGGTCTATGTCATTGACATTTATTTTATGTACATCTTTGGCTTGTGAAGCATCTGTTTTTTCTGTAGAATCTTGATTCAATAATCTCACCAGTCTCAAGTCCTGTGTGAACTTGCCGCCTTCAAATTTGCTGTCCACTTTAACCAATTGGTATAAACCGTTAAACATCATTCCAGATGTGTCAGTATTTTGTGCAGGTCTATCAAAATATACACCTTTCTGTTCCTGTGGATCTCCAGGAAATCTAAAATTTAATCCTATAATTGGCATATAACTATTATATTTAAATTGCTGTTTGCCTAGATCGAAATCCGAATCCACTGGTTTGAATGCATTTTGCAAAGATGGATCAAAAGAATCTTCTGATATGTATGCAGGGTCACCTAAAATTTCCATGTCCAGTTGAAGCATATCTGCATCTGGATTTGTTAGATAGTCCATGAATGCTGACATTCTCGGAGGCACACTTTCGTCTACTGCATTTTTACTTTTTATATTGGAAGGTGCTCCTCTAAGGTTGAAAGGAAGTTTAGTTTCTTCTGACAAGGTTTTTAAGTTATATTGATCTGATTTATTTCCCCCTACTAATTCTGAGAACCATGAGTTTGAATCTTTTTTATTGTCCAATCCGCCTTTTTCCTGATCGGTTTTGTAAGTGGGTCTAACATTACGCACAAAGAATGCCGCTTTGTAGTTTATATTGAATCCTAACACATCAAGGTTTTCTCCAGTAAAGATATAGTTGTAATTTTTTCTTACATTTTTTTCCACATCTTTTGGTTTTGCTAAATGCAATCCTGGTTGTAAAAATTTATTGATGTGAACCTTATAAGGCACCACTGTGTAATTAATTGTTTTTGGATGCATACGAGTGATTGGATCAAAATTTGCTGTACCTGTTTCTTGCGAAACGGTCACTACTATTCTAAACCAGTCCACAAATTGATTTTGTCTGGCATACGACTTTACATCATCTGTTGGTTTCAATTTTTTAAGATCACCAATTAATTCCTTTGTTGTTTTGTCTCTGGCAAACGGAGTGTTGGGAGCAATCGTAGTGGATATTCCTTGGGCAGTTGCAAATTTTTCAGTCCAATTTTCTAATACTTCTCTATAGAAGTCTGATAGTTGCACAATATTTTCTATTGCTTGAGGAAAAGAATCGCTGAACTTATGCGTTATTCCTTTTTGTGCACCTCCTTTGTAAGGTGGTACCTTTGACGCTCCATCGATTAGTTCTGCAAACTCTTTATTATCACTCAATGGTGTTCCTTCTGCTCTGATCTGTTCTTTGGACATTTTATCATATGTTAATTTGCCCCTAAGTTCTGGGTGCAGGTGAAATTTGTACACGTCTGGCAACTTCCTAGTTGATTCTGCTATTTCCACATCCATTTGTGACCTTGCAGTTTCGTCTGCATTTCCTGAACTGTTGATAGCAAATTCTACCGAATCGGCCCAGTCTTGATATGTGCCACCATGCGGAATGAAGGCTTGTACATCTCTTCTCGGAAATTTAAACCTATCATCATATCCCATTTCGCAGTAAGGAAGTGCTTCTAATCTATATTCTGTACCTGACTCCGTTACATCAAATTCTACCCTAGCAATTAATATAGGAATTTTTCTTGTGATTGTTTCTTCTTTTGTTGTTGTGAAATTTCCGTTTTCGTCTTGTCCTTTAATTTGTAAGGTAAGCAACATTGGTGCATCAAGATAATCTATATAACCTTCTTTTGCGGTTGCTCCACGTAATTTTTCAATCAGGCTTATTCCATATGGTTCGACCAATGCCATATCTATCTTTGTAAAAGTACCTAGGTTACGCTCAAAACTTGGACTTGCTGTGCTTAATATATTGACGTTCTCAATGAATATATCTCTGCCTTTTTCTAAAACTTTTTCCGATATCTGTCTGTCTTTGATGTAAACCATTTTGTCATCATAAACTTTTTGACGTGCCAATGCCGGTATATCCTGATTTGCCCTCGCCGCCTCGGCCTCCGCTACCAACTGATTGGCAGAAACTTCTGCGTCACTTATACCTCCAGACCTTGCCACTATGTTTTTCAATGGATTCTTGAAGTATGATCTGTTTTGTAATTCTTTGTCGTTGCAAGATGAAATCGTGAACAAGCAATTATAAGATGCAAATTTATGTAGGATATTTTTTTCTGCCATCTTATAATCCTAGATCTGCTTTGACATTTTCTGGCTTTGGTAATCTTATTACTGTGCCTGGTTTGAAATCATAGATAGGATCTTCAATTTCGTCGGCATTTCTTTGTGCAAATACCCACCAAAGTCTTGGTGTACCATATAAGTCAAATGCAAGTAGATCAGGTCTATAAGCATAGGTTCTTTCGATTGTATATGTTTCGTCGTCTGCTTCGGCTGTGATAGTCCTAGGCTTTAATAGATCTAAATATAATTTATTTTGGTCTGTTTCAAAATAAGGAGATGTTCTTGAATATTTTGCCATTAGATAAATCCTATTTCGTCGCCCTTACCGTTCAGTTCTCCACGCATGAATTTTTGTAAATTGAATCTACCAATTGTATCTCTAGAGTAGATAGGAGTTACTAGAACTGATATGTTTGATAATGTTGGTGCCCATGTAGCCGATATTTCGTTGTCTTCTATAATTCCTTTTCTAACTAAACTTGCGACTTCTGTGTTGGTTGATCTTGCACTGTACACATCGTCGTTTGTAGAAATGTAATCTGTACCTGCTCTAAGTTCAACGTTAAATGTGTTTACTATTACAGGAACGTTTCTAAACATATGATCTCCATATCCATTCAAGTGCATTATTGGAGGCGGATTGCCTTTGTAGTTGTCCTGCCCCATTGTTTGTTTTCCAAAAAACATTTTAGTGATGCCACGTAAAAAATTTATCGTTGCGACCCAATACCTTGCGTCTTCTGTATTCTGTACAGGAAACTCACCAATGATGTTTAATTGGTCAACTTGTGAATTTTGATAAGCCTGGAAAGGATAGTTGCTGTGTGTTTGAGCCAATGCATTATAATTTGCAGTGTGCTGTATAACCATAGACGGTGTAAGAGGCCAGTGAAATCCACCTGCGTCTTGTAACGGTCTAAGAAGTGCGTTGTTGTTAAAAAATTCGTGTCTAAGATCTGACATTGGTGGTAAAGTTAATTTTACTCTCCAATCCTTTTCGCCTGCAGATCTTCCTACCCATGTTGCTTGGGCCTGTGCTATCTTAAAATCTTTACCGATGCCGGCGCCCAATAGTCTACCTATGGTTCGGTTATAAATGTTTGAACCTGTCTCTATTGCTTTTCCTATAAAGTTGTCTGCCATTTCGGTTGCTCTTCCTTGTATAATTTTGTATACTTAAAACATATTTATAGGCACAATTATAGGCGCATTTAATTCCCTTACGGCACTGGTTTTTACACATTAACATTAGGAAAATTATGAAAAGAGTAAAGTATCTAAACAACAGAGATTTATTGGCGCAAATACACGCCAGCAAAAACACATATTGTTCATACGTGGAAAAAGAAGATTCTTCCTATGATTTGATTGTTCCTAGTATCAAAAAAATCAATGCATCTGCAATAGCAAACGCAAGGAAAAATAAAGCAAAAAAATTAACGCAACAAGCCTGGGAAGAAGCAAAAGAATCTGGATTGAAAAAAATTAAGATGCAGGATTATACTGTATCAACAAGAAAAATTGACAAAACAGATTTGGTGTTTAGGGTAATGTCTTTTGAGCATATCCCGGAAGACCTTGAACGTAAAAAGAATCCAAAACAAGAATCCGATAGGCACACAAAAGTAAACTTTCCTCCATTCCAACATTATAGACTGGACAAGAAAGGCAAACCAAAATGTGTTGGCAAATCGCATTGGATTGGCGGAATGAGTAATGGTCACTTCTCTTGCGACCATGGAAAAATTACAAACAGTTTAGCAATGATGTTTATGAAACTTTGCGAACGTTATGGCACAAGATCAAACTGGAGAGGTTACACATACAACGACGAAATGCAATCACAAGCATTGATGCAATTATCACAAATTGGTTTACAGTTTGACGAAAGCAAGTCAGAGAATCCATTTGCATATTATACTGCCGCTATAACAAACAGTTTTACAAGAATTCTAAACATAGAAAAGAAAAATCAAAACATCAGAGACGACTTGTTAGAGCAAAATAATATGATGCCGTCATTTACTAGACAACAAAATAACACCACACAGACAATCACCTACAAAGACAGAATGAAAAATGCACACGGCGAAGTTAAGACTGTAAATAAAACAGGTATTGCTAAACTGAATAAAGCATTGAAAAAAACTGGAAAATTGACAAAAGAAAATTTTGAGGAGGTTGGTTACAAAACTCTTGATATCAGTAAGCATAAACCAACAATCAAAAAAAGGTACTAATGGCATTTTTTAAAAAAGTTGCTTGTTTCACTGACATACACTTTGGGATGAAAGGAAACAGTCGTGTACACAATGACGACTGTGAAGAATTCATTTATTGGTTTATTGAACAAGCCAAAGCACAAGGTTGTGAAACTTGTATATTTCTAGGCGACTGGCACCACCACAGATCATCAACAAATGTTTCCACAATGAACTACACAGTTTCAAACATGGAAAGATTAGGACAAGCATTTGAAAAAGTGTATGTGATCATGGGCAATCATGATTTGTTTTACAGAGAAAAAAGAGAAATAAACTCCATGGAGTTTATAAGAAATATACCAAACATACACATAGTAAATGAATGGATAGTTGAGGATGACGTTGCAATAATTCCATGGATCGTTGGCGATGAATACAAAAAAATTGCAAGTATGAATCAAAAATATGTATTTGGACATTTTGAACTTCCATATTTTAAAATGAATGCAATGGTAGAGATGCCAGACGTTGGCACAATTAAAACAGAACATTTTAAAAACTGTGGCGAAGTATTCACTGGACACTTCCACAAAAGGCAACAAAACGCAAATGTAACTTACATGGGTAACGCATTTCCACACAACTACGCAGATGCTTGGGATGATGATAGAGGCATGATGATTATAGAATATGGACAAAAGCCAAAATATATCAACTGGCCGGATATGCCAAGATATATCACAATTAAAATAAGTGAACTACTTGCTGATCCAGACAAATACCTAAAAGCAAAAATGTATGTGAGAGTTACTTTAGATATAAAAATTTCATACGAAGAAGCAAATTTTATAAGAGAAACATTTATAGAGAAATATCAATTAAGAGAATTACAGTTGATTCCTGAACAAATTGACCAGGCACAACAACCAAACGTTGAAGTGCAAAAATTTGATTCCGTAGATCAAATTGTTATATCACAACTACAAGGAGTAGATTCTGAAACATATGACAAAAATATATTAACAGCAATCTATAATGATTTGGATGTCAACAATTAGTAAAAGAAAACTTTGGAAAATATTAACTAAAAAAGAGGAACAGGAGCAACCGATTTTTGACTTTGCAAGAAGATTAGATAGAGCAGATTGGTTAAAAGGTTATTTAAAATGGAAGAAAAAGAATGCTAACCGTTAAAGAACTTACAGTTAAAAATTTTATGAGTGTGGGAAATGCCGCACAAAGTATAAAATTTAATGATAAAAATTTAGTTCTTGTCATAGGTGAGAACATGGATTTAGGAGGAGACGATGCAGGTGCTAGAAATGGTACTGGTAAAACAACAATTATAAATGCTCTGTCATACGTGTTCTTCGGAGAAGCATTAACAAACATCAGAAGAGACAATCTTGTAAACAAAACTAATGAAAAAAATATGTTGGTGAGTGTTAAGTTTACAAAAAACAATATCGATTACACAATAGAAAGAGGCAGAAAGCCACAAATATTCAAATTTTATGCTAACGACATAGAACAAAATACGGAAGACAACGAAGCACAAGGTGAGAACAGAGAAACACAATTAGAAATAAACAAATTGCTAGGCATGACTTTGGCAATGTTTAAAAATATAATCACGTTGAATACCTACACTTTGCCGTTTCTTGGTACGAAACAAGCAGAGCAAAGAGAAATTATAGAGCAGTTGCTTGGTATAACTTTATTATCACAAAAAGCAGACTTGTTAAAAGAAAAACAAAAAGCAACTAAAACACAAATGACCGAAGAAAAAATGAGAATTGATAGTAAAATTGCATCAAATGAAAAAATACAAGAATCAATAGAAAGCCTAAAACTAAGAAGCAGTGCATGGCAAAAACAAAAAGAAGATGATATAAAAAGTTTCAACGAGGCTATTACAGAACTAGAAAAAGTAGATATAAAAGCAGAACTAGATCTACACAAAAAATTACAATCACACAAAGAAAACCAAACTGCACTACGAGGACTACAAAAAGAAAAAGCATATCACGAGGATGCCTTGACAAAAGCAGAAACTAGTGTTGAAAAAACAAACAAAGACTTAGAATTTGCAAAAACATCAAAATGTCCAACTTGCGAACAACCGCTCAACGATGAGAAACATACTCATTTGGTGGATCAGTTGAAACAAAACTTAACCGAATCTGTAGAATATACAAATAAGTTAAAAAGTGATCTTGTATTAGTGCAACAGGGCATAGACGAAATTGGTGATATAGGACAAATACCAGATACCTATTACGACACAATGGACGAGGCATACAATCACAAAGCATCGTTGAAGGATCTCAAACGACAACTAAAACAAGCAACAGAAAAAGAAGATCCATACGCAGAACAAATAGAAGAACTTAATAAAAGTGCAATACAAAAAATTGATTATGGTATTGTTAATGAACTGGAAGACTTGCATAGGCACCAAGAATTTTTATACAAATTGTTAACTGCAAAAGATTCATTCATTAGAACAAGAATTATAGAACAAAACTTAACATACTTGAATCAGCGTCTAGCATTTTATTTAGGAAAAGTTAAATTACCACACACAGTGGTTTTCCAAAGCGATTTAACTGTGCAGATTGAAGAACTTGGTAGAGAACTAGACTTTGATAATTTAAGCAGAGGTGAAAGAAATAGATTGATATTAAGTTTAAGTTGGGCGTTCAGAGATGTTTGGGAAAGCCTTTATCAACAGATCAACTTGTTGTTTATTGACGAACTTATAGATGCAGGAATGGATATTTCGGGTGTTGAAAGTTCAATGGCAGTGTTAAAAGAGATGAGCAGAACGCAGAACAAAAATATTTTCTTAATTTCACACAAAGATGAGTTGGTAGGCAGAGTAAATTCGATACTAAAAGTTACCAAAGAAAATGGTTTTACCAATTATGCAAATGACGTGGAAATTATTGTTTAGAAAATGATTGACAAAACCAGTTCTTATGTGCTTAAATTAAACATATGTTAATTAATTATATCGTACGAATAAGGAAGGACAGATAATATGTCACAAACACATGAGTCGATCATGACAGAGATTCAAAATTACTCTGAAGAGAACGGTAAGTTCACAGAGAAAGGTGTTAAGGCTTCTGCGACTAGAGCCAGAAAAGCACTTGCGAATCTTTCTAAATTGATCAAAGCAAGAAGAAAAGAAATTCAAGAGGCTAAAAACGCGGCAAAAACTGCGGCGTAATTATTGCTGATTGGATCCAATCTTAAACTAAAGCCTCTGCTAACGTGGAGGCTTTTTTTATATAATTTTAAAACTTCCCTTTAAAGCCAGCAAGGTATATTTTTCAATCCTGGATAGATCTATGTGATTGTAGTTTGGAGATTCTTCTTCCAACATATCTTTGTAAATTTGCGAAGGCAAATACTTTCTATTCTTCTCCTGCCAGTTCTTGTGCCATTTCTCGCAATGATTATTAAGTTTTATTCCGGCATCGCCACAAACACTTTGCAGTTGTTTGAAATCTTTGAATAGATCGTCTATATAAATTTTAGGTGTTGCACTATCATTACGCATAACTTGTATCAACCTCTGTGCTGTTTGGTAAAGAATGAATCTTTCTTTAACTTCTTGATCTGGTATAGGAAATTCCAATGGATGTGTGTACCTAGTGCTTGTTTTCAACCAATTACAACTTAATGCCCAAGACAAAGTTTTTGGTGTTGGAATAATATCTACAGTTACGTCATCGAACGCATCAATATACAAATGACTTTTAATAATCATTTTGGTATTTTGTGCTTTAAGACTTTCTATCTCTTTTTTCAATGCTTCAACGTCAATTGTTTTTTCGTCCCATAGATTGTAAACTTGTTCCATTCCGTACATACGTTTTTCTTTTGGCATTGGGTCATCTTTTTGAACTCCGTTTATTTTTAGACCCTCAAAGTTAACACTGGACAACAATGTGCTGTCACTATCAACTGCCATCTTGATAATGTTATCGCCGCCGAACCCGCCTATAAATCTCAAAATTTTAATCATTTAAAATTCCTTTGCTTTTCTTTTCTCTCATAATACCAGAGCCATGTATCCTAACCCTGATATGACCATTGTAATAATCTTCCGATTCTAAAACTTTTCTAGCGAACTGCTCCCTTGCTTCTACGTATGATAATTCTGCTTTGGATTTACAATAATAAAGTATCTCTCTTTTGAATTTGTCCTTGCCTAGTTTATTGATATCTTCGTGCAAGGCATCACTGGAACCGTAATAATCCTTCCAATCACTTTCAATTTTGTAACGTCTTTTGTTAACTCTGCCCTTCAACGGTTTACGTGATTTGCTGAACTTCGCAAGTTTTTTACCAATATACATCCTACCGTTAGTTGTATTTGTAATTTGGTAAACAAATCCAACACAGTCTTCTGGTAGTGATTCTATTGTTTTAGATTGGTAAATCCAATTTTCCATTGACATCAACTCAAATATCCTTTAGTACTAATCATTATAGTACTATATAACAGCGATAGGCACAAATCAATCTTAAACTGAAATTCATAGGCAAAAACATAGCATCTCGAAAGTGAGCAGGGAAATGCGGCTTAACAAGCGACAGGTGAATCCCTTGATGCAAATGCAAAAATGATGGGGCTCTGGGAAAAAGCAACCCCAAGTAGATATAGAATTATCGTACAAAGGTTATATCTACTCGCGTTGGATGAATGAGTGAACGGGTACAGCACAACCGCCCGGCTACGGCAACGATGTACGGTGACTGCGAACTCACTACAAGTTCAAGTCGGTTCGGCTAGAAATAGCCGAATTGTGACTGCTCATCTACTACAAGAGTACGCATTGTGCGTTTAGTTTTTTTACAGATGCGTAAATTAAGAAAAGGAAACGAGCGTAGCGATGTTTCAGATGGCTGTAAGCCATCTTTGAGTTGACCTTAAGTATTGTATATGGAACTGATATTCGATCACGTTTTGGGCAAACAGGAAGATCAAGATTTAGTAATATGCCGACCCATGGCTATCGTGCAACCTGAAGAAGAGGACGACGCAGTTGAGCAGGGTTGGTTGGCACTGGACCACGATTACAAAAACAAAGAAGTGTGGTACCAATCACGTAGCACTAGAATAGATTTACGCAAATACGAACCGCGGTTCCGCAAGTTCGAACACAATGGCAAACCGCTGGGCATGAAAACGATAGAGGCTAACGAGATGGTGTCGCTGTTGGGACTGCCCAAGATATACAGACAGTACATGAAGGATAAAAAATTTGGCGCGGACTACGATCCGTTCCGTTTTTACCATGACCGAGACAGGTTCCTGATATTTTACATCGACAGTCCGGACAACATAGTGGGATTCACCAAACAGAAATACTACAAGTACCAAGAGGACATACTCACAGCACAGGCGAAGGAAGAAAATCCAACCATGTTGCAGGGAGTTGAGAGCGTCATCCACGCCAACAGTATTCCCATAAGTGCATTGTCACTGGACATGGAATTGTCTTGGGCACGGGAGAACTGTGTGTCACACTACTACCTGGGCAGTGGCTACGAGAAGAGTTCGGAATACAAGGCATCATGGAAGGGTTTTGAATGGTGGACCGGTACCGAGTGGAGCACCGATAAAAAATTATACAAGAAACTGTGTAGAAGAGACAGCAGGCTTACTTTGTTTTCGGATGTCGAAAACCTTTCACATCTTTAAGATAACTTTTGCTCCAGTTCTTATAGTAGGGGCCTGATTCCAGCATCTTGCTGAACTTGTTCAACTTGCTCAAACTTTGCACAAGGAACAGTATGTACTCACCGTTGTTCAATCTCACGTCCTTGACACGTTCATCTATGTCGGGATGATCCTCCAACACAACCACGTCCTTGCTCATGAAATATTGATTTAGGTCATGCGCCAGTTCCACGGTCTCTTTTGCAGTCAACCTGTCAGGCTCTATGATCATGCACAACACGTCTATCTCTTCGAAGTCCGCTTCGCATATGAACTGATACAGTGTTGAATATGTTGTTATGGGAGGCATCTCTATGAAATGCACCTTGTTGTCCAATATGGCCTTCCTAGCGAAAGGGCAAGGTGGCAAGTTTCCAAAGACCGGATTTGGTTTGGTTACGAACTCATCCAACCATGTCCTAATCTTCTCTGTCGGTGTCTTCTTCTTGCGGTTCTTCTTGGTCTGTTTCTTCTGTTGAATCATCATGTCCTTTGAGCATCTTTATTTTAGTTAATGCTTCTTGCAGTAACTCTTCCTTGGTATTGAGTTTGGCCTGAAGTTCCGAGATCATTTTGTTCTGTTCACCAATTTTGTGGCCAGTTGCCTGAACATCCTGCGTGGCGTGTTCCAATTTAATCAACACCTGTTTCATACGTGATTCTTTGGACTTTACTTTCGCCAGAGCATCGTCTCGGTCTGCTGTGAGGTCGACGATTTGTGCTTTGAGTTCTTTGACTAGATCTCTTTCGGACATATGTAAGTGTTAATTATCTGCATATTCAAATACTATTAAAGTATACTATATTCTAGAAGAAAGGTTGACCCGTTTTTTTGGTAGTTTCGATGTTTTCCTTAACTATTTTACCAATGATTTGACGCTCGTCTGGACTCAAAGAAGTTGCTTCTGAGTAGGTGAGTCCGCCACGCATATACCAACACAATCTAAAAATATCCATCTTGATATCTTTTGCTGTGTTTTCCATGTCCTTAAGTGTCTTGACAATGTCAGAATCCACTTGTGACAGCAAAGTTATACGAAAAAATTTGCAGTATCAAATGTAATAGGAACATCGTAGTTGGCAGGTGCACCTATCTTGATCTGCTCCTCGGTTGCTTTCATTTTTAATGGTTTAACAGATCCCTGTGATCTTATGTCAGCAAGTTTTTCTGTGATTTCATTTACCATGACTGCGTTTGCGTTCTCAATAAATTGTTTGATCTGTGTCTTGTCTTCAACGACTGTGCCATCCGGTATTGTGATCTTGCTGATGTTTTTCATCATCAACTCTGTTGTCAGTTCATTCAAGTGATTGAATGCTTCATTAAATTTTTTAGTCTTCTCAACATCAGGTGCCTGCGAGTTGCTTACCTGGCTAAACATCTTCTGTTGTTGGAAAGTTGTCAATGCTGTCTGTGTGATGTCTTTGTACACCAACGGCTCAACTGTAATTTTTAATCCATCTTTCAATGTGATTGTGTCTTCAATTCTAACACTTTTAATATTTTCTAATAGTGCAGGCAAGTTCAAACTGTGATCCACTTTGACTGACGTACCAGGCACAGTGTAATTCATGTCCATCATTTCGCCATAAGTTGCTATTCTGATCGCAATCAATACTGTGTCAAGGTCATAATTTTTAAGTTGCCATGCATCTTTGATTGCCGGAATACAACTCTGTATCACATCCACTACACCCTGTCCGTTCATCAATGCGTCAGGTGTTTTAAATATGATCTCGTCCTTGGCAGTCATAGGCATAACACCTATTTCTCCTGACTGAGGCATCTCTAACACTTTCGGGTCATATGTTGCCCCACATGGTAGTGACACATATATACTAGGAGTCCTAAAGTATTTGTGTAACGGGTTGGTATTTTCTGTCATTTTTTCCATCTATAAATAGTACTATACAAGTGTATGTATGTCAATATTTATATGCGTATATAATGGGGTAATAATAAAGCATGGACAACGAAATAAAAGAACTGTTAGAATCGGTAATTGATGATCCCAAGTTAAGGGAGGCTCGACAAAGGTTATACAACGATCGCCTAAAAGAGGCGAAAACTAACAAAGACGCCATGGAACTTAAACTCCGTGAACTCAAATACCTAAAAGTACAGGTTCTCAAGAAAAAAGAAATAGGCGAACTAGAGAAAGCACAACTCAAGCAGATAGATGACCAAATAAGTTCAACTGAAAAGTTGATAAAGGCTTCTGAGGTTTTAGCAAGTGGTTTCAAGAAAACCGGTGACGCAGTATTTGGTTTGGCAAAAGCGGCCTTCAAGGGTGAAGGCAGTATCAGTGCTTTATCAGACAATTTCAAAGGACTTGGTAGAACAGGTGACCTACTTGGCTTCCTTGGAAATAGATTAGACGTCAGCATAGAAACATTTAGAGGACTAGCACAATCAGGTGCATCGTTTGGTCAAAGCATTATCGATATGAGGATTGCGGCCAACCAAGCAGGATTACCATTGGATGATTTCGCAAATTTAGTAAAACAGAATTCAGAACAGTTAGCGGCAATGTTTGGGACAACGTCTGAAGGGGCAAAACAATTTGGTAGACTTGCAAACGACTTCAGAAAATTTGGAATACAAACACTTGCACCACTAGGTTTCACAGTTGACGAAATCAACGAGACAATGCTTACAAACTTAGAAGGAGCAAGAAGAGCCGGAACATTGGAAAACATGACTGCCCAACAAAGAATACAAAGTTCAATGAACTTTGCAAAAGCATTAGACGGGTTGGCAAAAGTTACAGGATTACAAAGAGATCAAGTAATGGATGGGATTGAAATGGCAAGGTCCAACGAAAGATTCCAAGCATTCTTGACAATGCAAACTGACGAAACAAGGCAGAGACTTGAAGGGTTTGCAGGAACCATTACAAAACTTTCTCCACAACTGGCAACAGGCTTCCAAGATTTGATTGCCAACGGTGGTAGAGCGATCACACCAGAAGCACAGAAACTAGCGATCAACATAAGAGGTATCCAACCTGTAATACAAGCCTTAATCAATGGAAGTATTACACAAGAACAGGCATTAGAACAGGCAATAGCACTTGCCAAAAAGAGTGGTGAAAGATTTTCAGCAATCACTTCAAAAGGTGTTGTAGATCTTTTGAATGTACAAGGTGCTGTAATTGATCTAGGAAACAGACAAATAGATTTAGAAGAAAAAAATAGAGAACAGGCTAAGAAAGACTCATCAGGCCTCACACAGACTTTAACACTATTCGAAGATGCGTTCAAAAGATTATCAGCACAATTCCAACTCATAGAAACAGGACTATTACAAGCATTTGGTCCAAAACTAGGAGGACTTGTAACGTTTATTGAGACCCTTACTCCTAAAATATTAAGCATAGCAGATTTTGCCATTAACAATCCACAAATAATGGCCGCGGCATTAACGACGGCCCTTGCTGGTACTTTATTATTAGACTTCGCGAAGCAGGTCACTATTGTTTCACTAGGTACCGCGGCAGGAATAAGAGCGGCCGGTGGTATGGGTGGCGGCGGTGGTTTCTTTGGCGGAGGCGGAAGCAAAAAAGGCAAAGTATCAAAATTAGGAAAAGTTGCAAATTTCGGAAAAAATGCATTGAGACGATTACCACTACTAGGAGCATTACTTGGTGGAGCAGATGTGGCAACAGACTTGGCCAGTGATGATCCGGACAAAAAGCGACAAGGAAAATTTGGATTAGGTGGTGGTATACTAGGTGCACTGTTAGGATTCGCAGTTGGTGGACCGGTTGGAGCCGCTGTAGGATTTGGACTAGGTACACAGGCCGGTGGAGCATTAGGGGCCAAACAGTTTGGTGGCAATATGGCCGCGAACACTCCATACTTGGTAGGAGAACGTGGACCTGAATTGGTTATGCCTGGCAAGAGCAGTGCGATCACAGCCAACACAGATCTTCAATCAATATTCAATACCGACCGTATGGAAAATAGTTTAATATCCATGGTAAACCAGTCAGAGGCAACGAATAAAAACATAAAAGAGTTGTTAGCAAGTGTAAATATGCTTGTAGGCATTAATGACCGTACTCGTAGGGCAACAGAAAATACCGCAAAATTTACGAGGGCATCAACAGGTGGTGCTTTAATGGCATAATATGGTTGCTATTGTTAAAAGAAAAGTGTAAAATTAGATATGGCTTGGAAAAAATACTTTAAAGACGCAAACTTGTCTCCTTTATCCGGAGAGAAAGTTCCGAATTTCGCGAAAAGAAATTACAGTTCATATCTGCCAGATGTTTACACAGGACATCCAAACAGGATACAGAGATATTTTCAGTATGATCAAATGGATTCAGACAGTGAAATCAATGCGGCACTTGATATACTTGCAGAATTTTCTACACAACAAAATCAAGAAAACAGCACACCGTTTGATTTAGTTTTCAAAGACGAAACTACTGAACATGAAGTAAAACTTTTAAAGAAAGCACTTCAGCAGTGGACAAAAACAAACAAATTACAAAAAAGAATTTTTAGAATATTCAGGAATGCATTGAAGTATGGCGATTGTTTCTTTGTGAGAGATCCAGAAACATTGAAATGGTTGTACATAGACAACGCAAAAGTAGATAGAATTGTTGTAAATGAATCCGAGGGAAAAACACCCGAACAATATGTTATAAGAGATATTAATCCAAACCTACAAAGATTAAGTGCAACTGCAATAACACCAAATCAAACTTATGGTGGTGCAGGAACAACAGGTGGAGGCACTGCGGCATACTCACAAAGTTATGCAGGTGCAGGACAATCTCCAAATATGTCAGGATTTGGTGGACAGACTGGTGGAAGATTCTACAGAACAATGAATCAATACAGTATAAATGCCGAACACGTTGTACATATGTCAATGTCAGACGGATTAGACAACTTATTTCCGTTTGGACAATCAGTATTAGAACAAGTTTTCAAAGTTTACAAACAAAAAGAATTATTAGAAGACGCAATTATCATTTACAGGGTTCAAAGAGCACCTGAAAGAAGAGTATTTTATATCGACGTAGGTAATATGCCAACACACTTGGCTATGCAATTCGTTGAGAGAGTGAAAAACGAAATCAATCAAAGAAGAATTCCAAGCACATCAGGTGGTGTCAACTATATTGATGCAACATATAACCCTATGAGCATTAATGAGGATTACTTCTTTCCGCAAACAGCAGAAGGAAGAGGATCTAAAGTTGATACACTACCGGGTGGTACAAACTTAGGTGAGATAGACGATCTTAAATTCTTTACAAACAAATTGTTCAGAGGTTTGAGAATACCAAGTTCGTACTTGCCGACTGGTCCAGATGATGGACAGCAACAGTACAATGACGGTAGAGTAGGTACTGCTTACATACAAGAATTAAGATTCAACAAGTACTGTGCGAGATTACAGTCTCTTTTAAATCCAACATTTGATCAAGAGTTTAAACTTTATATTAAAAAGCATGGTTACAACATAGACAATTCGGTTTTTGATCTAAAACTTAATCCACCACAAAACTTTGCACAATACAGACAAACAGAGATGGATCAAGTTAGAATAGGAACGTTTGCACAGATACAAGAACTTCCATATATTTCGAAAAGATTTGCGTTAAAAAGATATCTTGGACTTACTGAAGAAGAAATGGCTCAGAACTCTGATTTATGGGCAGAAGAAAATGCAGTTCCTAAGAAAAAACAAACTAAAAATCAACAATTACGTTCCGGCGGAGTTACACAATCAGGAATATCGGGTGATTTAGACCAATTTGCAGAACCAACTGCTGACCCTGAAGTACCTAATCCAGATCAAGGTGGCCCAGGAGCACCTGGACAAACACCAGGAGGCGGTGGAACAGCACCGGGTGGTACCGGCGGCGGAGGCCAAGTTTAGGATTAAATACGAGTATGAAACTATTTGAGTTCTTTACATACGACGAAGAAGGCGCAAAACAGGATAAAACCTATGAGCCTGAAAACGATATATCTGTTTTAGATAAAGCAGACACAAGAAAAACACGTCTTACACTCAAAGACATTAATTCAATGAGATTAGCATCAGAGGCCCACGATGCACAGCAAAAGGAAGAATCAAAATTTGTCCAAAAGATGTACGGACAACCTGCACAAGACGATAACTTAGAGTTATAATGTCAACAACAGCATTTGTATTAGGCAACGGTGAATCACGTAAGGGTATCGCCATTGAAGATCTTAAGAAACACGGCACGGTGTTTGCCTGTAACGCCGTTTACAGAACAGAACGTCCTGATTATCTAATTGCCGTTGATCCAAAAATGATAAACGAGATTGCAGAATCTGATTATATGCAAAACAATCAGGTTTGGAGCAACTTCAATGCACAATACAACAAAAATCCCACAATACTGAACCACGTTCAATGGTTTCAACCAAGTCTTGGCTGGAGTTCTGGTCCAACTGCTCTCAGAATGGCCTGTGAAAAAGGATTCAAACACATTTATATACTGGGTTTTGACTATCAAGGACACGTGATCAACCCAAATACAAAAGCGGCAAAACTCAATAACATATTTGGCGACACAAGAAACTACAAAAAACGTACCGACGAAGCAACTTTTTATGGCAATTGGATGAATCAAACCAAACGTTGCCTAGCCGATTTCAAGGAAATAAAGTTCTATAGAGTGTGTCCCGAAGGTGCATTCAAGCCAAAAGACCTCGAATGGAATGAAAATTTAGGCCACATGAACACCAAAGAGTTCGTTGAACTGTTCAAACTAACACAACGACCAACCTAAAAATACCCTTTTTTGTCATATATCTCCGTATATTTGCATAAAGATAGTAAATATAAACACTTATAAGTACAAAACTTGCCAATATTAAGGAGCACGTGTAATGACAAAAGAAAATAAATTCGAATCGTTATTAGAATTACTAATCAACGAAGAGAACGACAAAGCGGAACAACTGTTCCACGAAATCGTAGTTGAAAAATCAAGAGACATCTACGAAAGTTTAGCAGAAGAAGTACCAACTTCAGAGGCTAAAGAAGAAAACAAAGACGAAGCAAAAGAAGAAGTTAAAGAGACTGAAGCGTCAGAAGAAAAAGTAGAAGAAACTGCTGAAGAAAAAGTAGAAGAAACTGCTAAAGACGAAGAAGTTAAAGAAACTTCAGAAGAATCTAAAGAAGACGAAACTGTCGAAGAAACTTCAAAAGAAGAAGTTACTGACGAATCAGAAAAAACAGAAGAAGAGTCAATTGAAGAAGTTGGTGGCGATGCTACTGATGAATTAATCAAAGACATCTCTGCTGATGAGGAAGAAATGGGCGATAAAGCCGCTGATGACATGGAAAAAGATATGGACATGGATGCAGATGGTGATAAAGAGCCAGAAGACATGGAAGACAGAGTAGTTGATTTGGAAGATGCTTTGGATGAATTAAAAGCAGAATTCGAAAAAATGATGGCAGACAAAGGCGATGAAGACAAAGAAGAGTCACTAGAGGCTCCAATTGAACAACCAGCGCCAGAAACTGCACCAGTACCAATGGAAGGCAAAGAAGCGACTAAGGAAACTGTAAAAGAATACAAAATCCAAAAGTCAGCGGACACAGCCGACCATGCTGATTCGAAAACGTCACCAGTAAACTCAAAAGTTAAGAGTGCAGGCGGTTCAACACATAATATCGCTAAAGGCGGAGCAGAAGAAAAAGGAAGACCGGCTCCAACAGCACAAAAAATGAGTGGTGATTTCGAGAATACTCCAGCAAAAGATAAGTCAACATCTTACAAAAAAGAGATGAAGGCGGACAAAGCGGATCATTCAGATAAATCAGCAAAGAGTCCAGTTAACGCGAAAGCGTAATTGAACTGAACATTGGAGAGTTTGAATGTCACTATACCTTAGAGAACATCTAACTTACGATCAGGCTAGAGTACAGATCTTGCACGAAGGCGACAACGGCAAGGACTTGTACATGAAAGGGATCTGTATTCAAGGTGGAATTAAAAATGCTAACCAAAGAGTTTACCCAGTAAACGAAATTGGCAAAGCAGTTAAAACACTTAATGACCAAATAAGTTCAGGTTATTCTGTATTAGGTGAAGTAGATCATCCAGACGATTTAAAAATTAATTTGGACCGAGTGTCTCACATGATTACTGAGATGTGGATGGACGGTCCAAATGGATACGGCAAAATGAAAATTTTGCCAACACCGATGGGTCAACTTGTCAAAACGATGTTGGAATCAGGTGTGAAACTAGGCGTTTCTAGTAGAGGTAGCGGAAATATTTCCGAGTACGGAAGCGGCGAAGTTTCAGACTTTGAGATCATTACCGTTGATGTTGTGGCCCAACCTTCGGCCCCAGGTGCTTACCCAACGCCAATTTACGAACACTTGCTAAACACAAGAGGTGGATTGAGAGCAAAGGGTCTGGCGGAAGAAGTGAGAAATGACAAAAGAGCACAAAAGCATCTGAAAGATGCGTTAACTAACATAATAAAGGACCTAAAATAATGATTGATGCAATATCAAAACTAGTTGAATCAGGTGCAATATCAGAAGATACTCAAAAGGCTATCGCTGAAGCATGGGATTCAAAAGTAAAAGAAAACAGAGAAACTGTAGGTGCTGAGTTGAGAGAAGAGTTTGCTAAAAGATACGAACACGACAAAAGCAACATGATCGAGGCTATCGACAAAATGATGACTGAGAAATTATCTGAGGAAATCACAAAATTTGTTGAAGACAGAAAAGCACTTGCACAAGAAAAAATTGCTTACAAAGAAAATGTAGGCAAACATTCTGAAAAACTTCAAGAGTTTATCATGAAGAAACTTTCAGAAGAGTTAACAGAACTGCACAGCGACAGAAAAGGTGTTCATGAAAACTTTAAGAAAATGGAAGAGTTTGTAGTAAAGGCTCTTGCAAAAGAAATTAAAGAATTCCATGAAGACAAAAAAGGCGTTGTGGAAACGAAAGTCAAACTAGTAGCCGAAGCCAAAAAACAAATGGCTAAGATGAAAGAGGCTTTCATAACAAAATCTGCTAAAGTTGTAGAGAATGCTGTTAACAAAAAACTTTCTGAAGAGTTGAAATCTCTTAAGGAAGATATTACAACGGCAAGAACTGTCAACTTTGGTAAGAAAATATTCGAAGCGTTTGCTTCTGAGTACCAGAATTCTTACTTAAATGAGAAATCTGAGACTGCGAAGTTAATGAAAGTTGTGGATGAAACTGCACTTAAATTAAAAGACGCTGAGAAGGCTGTCGAAGAAAAACAAGCGGTGATTGAGTCAAAAGATGCTGAGTCCAAAAGACAAGCAGACTTGATGGAACGCAAGGAAAAGATGGCTGAAATGCTCAAACCATTGGGCAAAGAGAAGGGTGAAGTTATGAGTCAACTGTTAGAATCAGTTCAAACAGACAACTTACAGGCTTCATTCGACAAGTATCTGCCTCACGTAATGGCTGAACAACCAATTGCTACACAGAAGAAAATTATTTCTGAAGCAAAAGGTGACAGAGGTACGAGAGAAGATGCTGAAATGGTGGAGTTTCGTAAATTAGCGGGACTTAACAATTAACTAAACTAAAAGGGGAATATTCAAATGTCAGAACTATTTGAATCTAAATGGGGCGAAACAAAACAGGCCCTAACTGAAGGTTTAGAAGGCAACAAGAAAAAAACAATGGATGTTGTTCTTGAAAATACTAAAAAGTATTTGTCAGAACAAGCCACTGCTGGTGCAACTAGTGCCGGTAATGTTGCTACTCTAAACAGAGTGATTCTTCCAGTAATACGTAGGGTTATGCCTACTGTTATCGCGAACGAGATCGTTGGTGTACAACCAATGACTGGTCCGGTTGGACAGATTCACACACTAAGAATAAGATATGCAGA